ATGGGACCGCCTGCCGTGATCAGCGCGCTGCCGACCCCGTTCGACACCGACCTGGAGGTGGACGAGCCGGCGTTCCGCGAGCTGCTGCGGCGGCTGCCGGAACCGCACCGCGACGTCCTGGTCGCGGGGACGACGGGGGAGTTCCCGGCGCTGACCGACGCCGAGCGGGTGCACCTGTTCCGGGTGGCCACCGAGGAGCTGGGCCCGGACCGGGTGGTCGCCCACGTCGGTGCGGCCAGCCTCCACCAGGCGCTCGCGCTGACCGCCGCCGCGGCCGAGCTGGGTCTGACGCGGGTCGCGCTGCTCACGCCGTACTACCTGCCGGTCGAGGAGCAGCAGGTGGTCGACTTCTTCGGGGAGTTCAGCGCCCGGCAGCCGGGTCTGGCCACCTACGCCTACCTCTTCCCCGAGCGGACCGGCGCCACCGTGACGCCGGCGGCGCTGGCCACCATCGCCGGCCTCGACCACGTCCGCGGGATCAAGGTGTCCGGCTCGGCCAACGACCACCTGGCCGGCTACCGTGCCGCCCTCCGTGCGGACCAGGAGCTGTACACCGGTGACGACCGCCGTCTCCTCACCATCACCGGCGTCGGTGGCACGGGCGTCGTCTCCGGGTGCTTCCCGGTGCTCCCGCAGCCGTTCCTCGAGGCCGTCCGTCAGCCCGGGGACGCCGCCGCCCAGCCGGCCGTCGACCGGGTGGTCGACGTCCTCGGCCCCTCGATCGCCCGGCAGAAGCTCGCCCTGGCGCGCCAGACCGGTCGGCCGTGGCGCGCGCGGATGTCGATGCCCGCGCTCGGCGAGGAGGTCCGCCGGGAGATCGAGGCGCTGGTAAACCGTGGTTTCCGGGTGTCGTCGGGCGGCCGACGTCCGGCACAATGACCGGGTTGCCTCCGTAGCTCAGCTGGTAGAGCAGCTGTCTTGTAAACAGCAGGTCGCGGGTTCGAATCCTGTCGGGGGCTCTGGTGTTTCACCTAGTCACACGCGGTTCGGGTGGGTGTGCTGGCGCTGCGAGCGGTGGCGAGCGGTGTGGCCCGACGTGGCTGATCGACCGCGTGGTTGTGCGGCCGACAGGAGGTGCTGCGTGGTCGTGTGGCCCAAGATGTGGCCCAAGTCAGGCGCTGGCCGATCGCTCCCGCGACGGTCGAAGAGGGAACTGCGGGGGCTACTGCTGCAGGACGTTGCGCGTGGCCTCGATCAGCCGCCGCTTGTGCTCCGCCCGCTTCTCGGGCTCGGCCCGGGCAGCCGCCACGATGTCCGCGGCCAGTGCCCATGTCTTCGCCGAGCCGGTGCCGGGTGCGGTCCGGGCGAACTCCCGCCAGGCCGTGTAGCGGTCGGGGTCGAGTCCGAAGCGCTCGATCGCTTCGGCCGTCATGTCGTGCACCGCCGGGTCTTCCAGGATGGCCTTGCGCCGGCCCCCGAAGCTCGAGTCGGACTGCTTGTGCCGCATGTACATGAACATGCGGTCACCTTCGCTGTCGGCGACCACGGGGATGCCGTTCTTCTCGGCCCAGATGGGCAGGTTGTGGTGTCCCACCGCGGCGTAGGAGCGGAAGGTGTCGGGCAGTCCCCAGTAGAGGGTGTTCAGGGAGCCGAAGCGGAGTTCCATTGGTCGCTTCTTGCGCTCGGCGAGTGCGACCTCCCACCCCGATGTCATGGTGACGAGGGCGGATGCGTCTTCGCGTAGGTGTTGGGAGGCCCTTGAGAGGAAGTCCGCGGCGAGGGCGTCGTCGTCGTCCACGCGGACGATTCCGACGCGGCGCTCGTCTGCTTGCTCGAGCAGGAGCACGTGCAGGGCGTCGAAGAGGTCGGTGTGGAACTGGACGGGGAGCAGGGTGACCTGGCTGGTGATCCCGGCCTCGGCGACCATCGCCTTAAGGGCGGCGACCCTGCTGTCGCTCAGGTCTTCGTCGATGACGAGCACCCATCGGGCGCCTTGCTGGCAGAAGCGGGCGACCGAGGGCAGGATCGTTGCGGCGAAGAGTCGGGTACGGAACTCCCACCAGGCCTCGTCGAAGATTCCGATGCCGACGCGGGTGTAGAACCACGTCCTCGGCGCAAGTTCCATGTCGGCAACACTACTGCGGCAGCCCGTTGGGACAGCTCGTCAGGGCGAACCTCCAAACACGTGAAGCGCCCCCTCCGGTTGGTCCAGAGGGGGCGCTTCACGTTTGCCCATCACCGTGGGCTCCGGCTCACCCGTGCGTGGATGGCCGGCGGTTGGGGTGCTCAGGTCTTGCGGTGGCGGACGACAGGTACGAGCCCGCCTGCGGTCTTCATCCGTAGCGGCGCAGCCAGCACGGTGACCTGCATGGTGTCGCTGCCGGTGGCGCCGTCGTCGTCGGTGACGGTGCCGCGGAACCCGAGCGCGGTGTCGGTGAGGCTGATGGGGGCGCGGAAGGTCCGCACGGCTCCTGTGCCGTCGAGGTCGACGGTGGGGCCGCTGGTCTGTTCCCACGATGCGGCGGTGATGGTGCCGTCGGGGTCGGTGCCGGTGAGGGTAAGTGTGACTTGCTGGCCGGCCTCCACCAGCTGGTCTGGGCCGGCGTTCGCTACTGGGGGTTCGTTGGCCGGCGGCGGGTACGGGCCGATCCAGCCCGACTCCAGCGGCCCCCACTGGGCGTCGCGGATCTTCTGGGTGGTGAGGCCGTGGGTGGTCTGCGCGGTGCCGAACCGGTACGCGGGGGAGCCGATCATGCTGTGGGTCTGGGCGGGGCACTCGAAGATGAGGGTGCCGTCGGGCTGACTGACCCGGTACTGGATGACGCCGGTGCCGCCGCCCGGGTCGGGGGTGTAGGCCAGCTCCCACAGATACAGCTCGCCGGGGGTGAGCGGGTCCGGCATCTGGGTTGCGGTGACGCCGGTCGAGCCGCTGGCGATCCGCGGCCGGTAGTTGGTGGGGACCAGGATGCGGGTGCGGGAGGTTCCGCCGGAGGTCATCGACAGCACGCCGGTCTCGGCGGTGTGGCCGGACGGGCACGGGGCCAGCGTGGCGCACACGAACCTGGTACCCGCCTGGTCGTCGGTGGCGGCGCCGTAGGTCTGGCCGGAGCCGAGCGCCAGCTCCATCCCGCCGCCGTCAATGTAGACGGCTGAACCGCCAGCGATGAAGTCGAACGGGTCGCCGCTGGGCACCATGTTGGCGGCGGTGACCGTCTCGCCCGGGGTGCCGCGCAGGTTGTTGCGGCGGATCGCCATCAGTGCCTCCTAGACGTTGACGCGGTGGTTGGCCGCCGTGCCGGTGGCGAGCGGGATGGCCTTGTCCCAGTGGGTGTTGCCGGTGAACTCGATCTGCTTGTCGGAGCGGGTGCTCAGGATGTGCGGGACGGGGCTGGTGTAGCCGACCGCGTCTCCGAACCGGTTGCCGATGATCCGGTTGGGTCCGGTGGTGAGGCAGTTCGCGGTCTGCTGCGCGTTGATCAGCACGAAGCCGCCGTCCATCCAGTTCCCCTCAACAAGCAGCTCCCCGGTGGGGGCGGACGCAGTGCCGTTGACCATCAGGAGGCTCATGATGACGTTCAGCGGGTAGAACGGCGCCCCGCCGCCAGCGCCGTCGTCGGGACGGTTCGCGTCGGGGGAGGGGGAGAAGCCCTCGATGCGGTTGTAGCGCACGGTCAGCCCCAGTCCGCCGTGCCACTGGATCGCGTCGGAGTGGGTCTGGCCGTCGGCGTGGGTGTCGGAGGGGCGGTAGTACAGCAGGTCGTGGATCCAGCACTGTTCGACCACGACGTCGGAGCGCAGCGAGGTGCTGCCGCGGGTGGCGCCCGCCCCGTCGACGCCGCCGGAGATGTCGCATCGGCGCAGGGTGAGCCCGCGGCCCTGGACGCAGTTGACGACGTCGTTGGCGGTGCGCGGGCGGAACGTGCAGTCCTCGAAGGTGTTGCCCGAGCTGGCGTCGTAGTTGCCTTGGACGATGGCCCCGGTCGGGCTGGCTGGCCCCTCGAATAGGCAGTTGCGGAAGGTCTTGTTGGAGCAGTTGAGGTAGACCATGCCCTGGTAGCGGTAGCCCTCGAAGGTCTCCGGCGCGCTGCCTGACGGGTTGAAGTTCTGGCCGCCGTTGTAGAGGGTGAGCGTGGTCTCGTCGATCACGCCGGTTGTGCCCGGCCCGGGCATGTAGTTGCCGCCAACCAGTGCGTCGCGGTCGACGACGCTCCGCCCCAGCCGGATGAGCCCTAGAGCGGTCTTGTGCCACTCCACGACACGCTGTGTGGGCATGTCAGGCCGGGGTCTCGAGCCAGAAGTCACCGTTGATGAGCCACGCCGGCTCGGTCGGCCCGACAGCCTGCACCACCACATCGGTGTCCGACGTCGGCCGGGACGCCAGCGACGCGGAGACGGTGACGGTGGAGCCGGCCGGCAGCTGCCCGTAGGTGACGGCCGCGCCGGCCGCCATCTTCCCGTCCAGCGCGGTCTGCAGCCCGTCGACGTCGTCGATGTCGTGGGTGTGCGGCGCCGGCGGGAAGACGGGCGGCTTGCCGGTGATCTCGTCGTAGGTGGGGGTGTAGTCGCCGGCCTTCGCGGTGGTCGGCCCCACCCCCAGCTGCAGGTTGGAGGTGCCGGCGCCGATGGCGGTGCGTGCAGCGGTGGCGGACGATGCGGTGAGGACGTCGCGGCCGACCGTGGTGGCGTCGCTGATCTGCGAGGCCGGGTGGGCGTGCGGTCCGGGCGGGAACGCTGCCGGGTAGTCGTCCAGCGCCTCCACCTGCGCGGTGTAGGACGTCAACTCGGCCCCAGGGTTGTCCTCCAGCAGGTTGACCCGCTCGGTGAGTTCGTTGAACTCCTGGACCGTCACCACGGACAGCGGCTCCCCCGGGGTCGGGGTGCCACCCGCGAGGGTGTTGAGGTAGATGACGCCGTCGGGGGCGTCCTTGTCGGCGATGAAGGGGACGTCCTTGCGCCCGCCACCCTTCTTGAGGTCCTCGGTGAACGAGTAGGAGCCGCCGCCGCCGACGATGTCGGGGTCGTTGGAGGCGGGCAGCTCGAACTGGCAGAACCCGACCTCGCGGGTCTCGCCGTCGATCAGCAGGGTGGTGGTCGTGATGGGCACGATGAGCGGGTTCACGAACACCGACATCGGGTTGGTGGGGTCGGGGTCGAGCAACGGCCCGGCGCCGTTGTAGACGACCTTGAGGTTGCCGAGGGCCGCGGACCCGTCGAGATGGTTGCCCATCCACCGGCAGATCACGGTGTTCCAGTCGGGGCTGGGCTGCAGCATCTGTGTCATGAGCGGGTTCCTCCCCGGTCAGCGGTGATCGCGGCGTCGAAGATCGCGGTGCAGGTGTTCGTCGAGCTCACGTCGGCGTTGGATCCGGTCGTCGCGCCAGCCGAGCCACCGGTGCAGCAGCAGCCCGAGAGCTACCGTCGCGGCGGTGACCGCGGCCAGCGCGGCGAGGAGGGTCACCGGACGTCGGGGGTGCCGTCGTTGTCGGTGTCGAGGTAGCGCTCTCCGGCCGGCTCCGGGTCGGGCTCGGGCTCGTAGGTCTCGACCTCGTACGCGACAGCGTCACCGCCGAGCTCGGGCGGGACGGTGCGGGGTGTACCCGCCCATGGGTTCGCGGTGTGCGGGTCGTCCAGGTCGGGGATCTCCTCACCCTCAGCAACCAGGGGGTTCGCGGGGCCGGCGACCTTGGTGCCGTCCTTGGCCTGCTGCTCGAGCACGGTGGCCCACGCGGCGGTGTAGCGGCGGGTGATGAGCGCCACGGCGAGGGGGCCGAGGGCGGCGACGACGCCGAGGATGGCCTTCTGCTGGTCGTCGGTCAGCGGCACGCCGAACGCGACGAGGAGAGCGAGGACGGCGGCGACGGCGGCCGTGATGCCGCCGACGGTGAAGAGGGGTTCGCGGTTCATCGTCTGCTCCTTCACTGGGCCCAGCCGCGGACGCGGACGTAGGCGACGGTCACGGGGTACGGGTTGGGGTTGTGGACGCGGACGAAGTTCATGAAGTCCTTGCCGGTGGCGCCGGTGAAGGTGACCTGGCCGGCGTTGAGCCGGTTGGGGGAGCCGGCGCTGCCGCGCATGGTGGACAGCGACTCCCGGATGGTCTTGCTGCCCTGCTGGGCGGTGATCTCGAGGTCGAGGGGGTCGCCGTCCTTGAGGCCACGGACCTCGACGGTCGCGGTGACGATCGTCGGGTAGGAGGGCCCCTTGAGGAAGTTCTGGTACTTGCCGGTGCGGAGGGTGGCCACGCTGTTCGCGGCAACGGTCTGGTCGTCGCCCTGGACGGTGTTGATGTGCTTCGTCATGATGTCGAGGAGTCCCTTCTCGGCCGGGGCCGGAGGTGGTGCGGGCTGGACAGGGGCGGCGGTGCCGCCGCGGGCGAGGTCGAGTAGGCGGCCGATGGGCAGGTTCCCGGGGTCGCCGTGGTCGTTCTCGGGGACGTGCTGGTGTCCGACCCAGCCGTAGAGCCGGTTCCACTGGGCGACGGTGAGCCGCTGTCCGCGGGCCGAGCCGTAGGAGGACGGGTAGGGCAGGAACCGGGCTGGGGTGTCGAGGCGGATGCCCCATTCGTCGTGGAGCCAGGCCAGGTGGTCGGCGAGGTCGCGGAGGGCGTGAGCCGGCGGGTCGGGCCAGTAGACGAGGGTGGGGTAGAGGCGGTGCCAGCGGTTCCAGTACGTCTTGTCGCAGGTGCCGATGAGCTCGAACTGGACGGTGTTGCCGCGGTTGGTGGCCGCGCCGCCGGCACGGTCGACTAGGGCGCGGGCGGAGCGGTTGAACGGGAAGTGCTGCCGCCACCGGCGCAGGCCGGGGTGGTAGGTGCTGGTGGGGGCAGCGGCGCCGCCGTTGTAGCCGGGCCAGGACGGGGTCTCGGTGGTGTGGAGGACGCCGCAGTTCGGTGTGATCACCGAGCCGGGGTAGCGGCCGACGAACAGCTGACTGCGCCGGTCGGCCTTCGGGTAGTAGAGCGAACGGGGCACAGCGGCCTCCTTGGGCATGGCGGAGCACCCGACCGGGTAGCCGGGTGGTAGGTGGGTGATGGTCAGCCGAGCAGGCCGCCAGGGCGGCAGGAGCCGGCGTTGTCGGTGGTGCCGTCGGTGTAGGTGACGATCCAGCCGTCGTCGGTGCACTCGAGGTCGGCGATGCCGCGGCCGTCTTCGCCGTCTTCGCCGTCCTGGCCGGCGGGGCCGGCGGGGCCCTGGGGTCCTTCGGGGCCCGGGACGGTTGAGTCGGCGCCGGGTTCACCCTGAGGACCGGCCGGGCCGGGCTCTCCAGTCGGTCCCGGCGGGCCGGGAGGGCCGGACGGGCCGCCAGCCGGGCCAGGCTCGCCCTGCGGCCCCGGAGGGCCAGCAGGACCCGAAGGTCCGGGAACGGTGGAGTCGGCGCCCGGCGGGCCCTGTGGCCCAGCTGGACCTGGCGGCCCTGTGGGACCGGGCTCGCCGGGGCCGCCAGCAGGACCCTGCGGCCCGCGCTCCCCGGGTGCGCCAGCCGGGCCGGGTGCGCCGTCCTGCCCTGCGGCTCCGGGCGGTCCGGCAGGACCGGGCCCGCCGTCCTCACCCGCTGCGCCCGGTTCGCCCGGGGCTCCGGGCGCCCCGCGTTCGCCAGGCCGGCCATCGTCCCCCGGAGTGCCCGGTGTGCCCGGGTCGCCTTGACGACCGGGCGCACCCGTCGGACCCGGCTCGCCACCTGGCCCACGCGGACCAGGCACCGTCGAGTCATCCCCCGGCACACCTCGGGGTCCGATCGGCCCTGGCGGCCCTGGCGGCCCGGGCGGACCAGCTGGCCCCGCAGGTCCCGGCCGCGGAGCCTGCTGCTCCACCCGATCCGCGGTCTGGCACGCACCCTGCTGCTCCAGCCGGCGAGCCTGCGGCCCGCCCTCAGAGCACACCTGCTGCACCTGCTCGGCGAGGGTCGAGGCCGACTCCTGCGACTGCCATGCGTTCGCCGACCATGCCCCAGCGACCGCAGCCAGAACGGCGGCCGCCACCACGAGGACGATCAACCACCGGTTCTTCCGCACCAGATCGTCGCGGTCGAGCACGCCGAACTCCTCCTCATCCATCTTCGTCATCGGCGGCCTCCTGCGGACGTGGCGGGATCATGATCTGCGTGGGGCACTGCTCGTTGTGCCGGTACATCAGCCGCCGGTGCTCCGACAGGGAGGACCGCAGGACGTCCACGGTGTGTTCCGCAGCCCGGAGTCGGCGTGCCTTCCTCCGGCCGGAGTCGGTGAACCGTGACCCGAGGGCGATCACGACGAGGGCGACCACCACGATCGCTTGAGACAGCAGCGCCGGATCCATGCATCAGTGCTCCCGTGTCGTCCACGCGCGAGCGCACAGCCAGCTCAGGGGCACCCCGCCGACGAGGGCGAGGATGGGGCCGACCAGGGACACGCTGGCGGTGGCCAGAGCGCCCCAGACGAGCAGGAGCAGGCCCCACACCAGCCAGCAGGCGGCGGAGGCGTGGCAGGCGATCGACGGCAGTGGGGGGCGGACGGTGACGAGGCCTGCGATGAGCAGGGCCGCGATGGCGGCGTGTACGAGCCCCCAGAAGGGGTGCTGGCCGAGGATCGGCTGCAGTGCGGGCATGTCGCGCACGGGTGCGGAGAACGCGGCGCGGGCGAAGAGGTAGAGGAGGGCGACGGCCATGTGGAGGGCGATCATGACGCCGGTGAGCTGCCGGTGGAGGACGTCGCGGGCGGCGAGGCTGTCGACCATCAGCAGCTCCTGGCGAGTGGTCCGAGGCCGCGGCGGGACACCCGGCGCCGGTTCGGTCGATGCCGTGCGGCGGGGTCTGGACGGTCCACTCGGTCACCTCGGGGGGTCATCCGGTCCACCCGAGCTCGACCGCGTGAATCAGCAGGGTGTCGGCGGTGTTCTCAACCTGCCCGTCGACCTGCGCCCACGTGTCCGCGGTCATCGCCTCGGTGGCTGGGACGACGGCATGCCGGACGCTGGTGCCGAGATGGCGGGTGCCGGAGCAGTGGATCAGCTGGCTGGCGATGTCGCGGAAGAAGATCGTCCCGACAACCTCGAACGGCCCCGTCTCGACGGCGGTGAAGACGATCGACGCAGGGGTGGAGTCGCCGAGGCGCAGGTTGACGCGCTTGGTGCCGGCGGTGCCGATCAGTTCGCCGATCACCCGCACCCGGACGGTCTTGCCTCCGGTCAGCCCGGTGGAGATGTTGCGCCAGAACGGCGCCTTGAGCTCGTTCCGGTGGATCAGGGTGGTCGTGGTGGCCTTGATCGACTGGTTCGGGTACATCGTCTGCAGCGTCTTGGGTACCACCGCGTAGGCCGGATCACGGTCGGTGAAGTAGGCCGCACCGGTCACCTCCGCGCCGGTGTTGGACAGCAGGTGCACCTGGGACTCGTTGGCCCCCGTGCCGAACACCGGATCGAAGAAGAAGGCGTGGCTGTTGCCGTCGGCGCGGACGTCGCGCCAGTTGCGGGCGAAGCTGGAGCCGGTCAGATTGGCGCGGCTGTTGACCCGCAGCACCACCGCGTCCTCGTTGTCCTCAAAGGTCACGTAGTCCACGTGGCCCGTGCTGGACTCCTGGGCGTAGACGCCGTACCTGCACCCCTTGATGATCGGCCCGAGCGCCAGGGTGCCCGCGTTCTGGGTGCCGATGGAGTGGCGCGACAACATCAGCGAGCGGATGCCCGCGCCCACGCCGCTGCCGTCGGGGAGGCGGCCACAGTCCTCGATGATGCCCCCTTTGGCGTCGAGCCGTGCCCCCTGGCTGGTCAGGCCGTAGAAGCACCGGAAGGCATGGACGTTGACCGCGTTGACCACCGCGCCGTTGGCCGCCCCGATCCCACCCGAGCTGGACGTGCCGTTGTAGTCGGAGAACTTGACGTCCTTCACCGTCAACTCGATGGGGCTGTAGACCCGAAGCCCGAGGTAGGCCGCCCCAGCGCCGCGGGAGAACCGAGCGGTGGGAACGTTGGGGTGGCCGCCCACGTCGGGCCCGTGCATCGTGACCGGGGACACCGAGCGCAGGTTCTCGGGCACCCGCACTGCCTCGTCGTAGATGCCTGCTGCGAGCTGGATGGTCCACTCCCCGTCCAGCACGGGGCCATAGTTCACCAGCGCGTTGAACGCTGCCTGGACCGTCTTGAACGGCGTGATGCTGGTGATGCCGTCGTTGGTGTCCGAGGCGTTGACGCTGGTCGGGTGGACGTAGAGCCGGTTCGGCTGGCTCTTCTTGGGGGCCGGGTAGAAGGTGACCGACCCACGGACGATCTGGCCAGGTCCCTCATGGCGGACCTGGTGGAGCCCGGAGAGGGTCTGCGCGATCAGGTAGGTGCCGGCGGGCCACACCAGCCGGTTCCCCGCGGCGGCGGTCAGGGCGGCCTGGACGGCGGCGGAGTCGTTGGTGGTGTTGTTGCCCACGGCGCCGAAGTCCCTGACGTTGAAGATCAGCTCGCCCTGGCCTACGGCCCGCCCACTGTTACGCGGGCGCATCGCCGCAACACCAGTCGCAGCCTCGTTCGCCTCCCCACCAGCGGCGGCTGCCACAGTCTCGGCCGCCTGAGCGCGCTGCACCGCGTCCGTGACAGCGGCAGGCAGCCCCGACTCCTGGATGCGGGCATCGACCAGCTCAACAGACGGCAGCGTCGCCTCCTCGGCGAGCTGCAGCGCCAACGATGCATCAGTGACGGCCTTGTCCACGCGGGGCTCGAAGCTGCTCACCCGGCCCTCGGCGGCATCGGCCTTCACCATCGCCCGCTGTGCGGCCTCGTTGGTCTGCCAGGGGAGCGCCGGCGCGTCCCCGGACTTCACCATCACCGTCACATGCCCTTGGATCTTCGGCCCAGGCCAGATCCCCAGCGGGCCAGAGTCCAGTTCGGTGATGGGCACCCCAGAGGAGTCCCACATCGGCAAAGGGTTCTCGAACAGCACATCCGAGGTCGCGTACACCTGCGCCTTCGCGTTCGGTCGGGGCTGCCCCGCATCGCGGTCCCACGCAACCAAGTCGGGAAACTGGTAGACATCAGTCAGCTCGGCGAGATCGGTCATCAGTGGTTGTCCTTTCAGTCGCCGACGGGGAACGTCACGGAGTCGAGGTAGATGTCGGCGGTGCGGCCCGGGCCAACCACGTCGACGTAGAGATCGCCGTCGGCTTGCACGTACAGCAGCCACGTCGGGACGGTGTTCCGGTCAGCCCAGCCGGGCACGTAGAACCTCCGATTTGACCCGGTGGGGCGGAACCGGGTGGGCAGATCCCCGATGAAGTAGCGTCTGCCGGGATTCAGGTTCCCCCGTGTGGACTGGATCAGCCCCCGCAGCGTGACCCGCTGGCCCTGCCGATGCGCGAACGTCGAGGCCCCGGTGAAGTTCGGGGCGATGTTCACCGGCACCTCGCGGCCTTCCACGAAGGGATACCGGTGCCAGCCGGCCCCGTTGAAGTCGTAGGACGGCTCATAGCGCCACTCGTCGTCACCGATGCGGACTCGAGCACCGGGGTACTCCATGTACTGCAGCACCAGCTCGGAGCGGGCGTACAAGTTCCCCTCGGTGCCGACCATGCGCAGGTCCGCCACCAACTGCGGGATGCTCTCTCCGAACGTGACCCGGTACAGGGCGAGGGGTTGGTCGTCGAGGGTGCCGTAGTCGGTGTTCCGGGTGGGCAGGACCTGCCCATCGCCAGCGTCGATGAAGGCGAGGTAGGAGCGGCCCGGCTGCTCCGCGCTGGACCCCCACTCGCGGCGCATCACGATCATGTAGTGCCGGCTTCCCGACGACGGCGCCGGGAGCTGCAGGATCTGACGGGGGGTGTCCGTGGTGATCTGGTCGACGATGCCGTAGGCGCCCAGGTAGCCGGGGGAGGCTTCCACTTCGCGGGTGCCGGAGGGGATCACGCTGATCCTGCCGCCACCGGCATGGCTGTAGCACCAGTAGCGGCGCCCGGCCGCCCACCCGTGCCAGCGGCCCAACTGGTCGCCCTGCATGATCTGGCCGACGTAGCCGTTGGAGATGATCGCCATGGGTGCTCCTATCGGGTACGGCGGGCTCGGTCGCCGCGAGCGAGCGCGGCGACTGTGCGGATGAGGGTGAGGTCGGGGTCGTCGGTCCGCTCACCGATGACGGGGGTGGCTTCGACGGCGGGGCCGGTGTCGCGGGACCACACCAGCGTCGCCTCGCGGAGGATGTCGGTGACTTCCAGGCCGGAGCCGAAGCGGAGGGTGACCCGGTCTCCGACGTGCACGTTCTCCCCGTAGGAGAACGCGCCCGTGTCCTGCAGGGTGACTCCCAGCCCGGCCGTGGGAGCGCCTTCGGCGAGGGCTTCGTCCATCCGCTCCGACAGCAGGGTCTCCATGTCGGGGTCGTCGGCGCCGACATCGCGGGCGTCGACGAAATGCTCCCGCACGAACCCCCACTCCGCCTCACGTGCGGTGTCGACCCGGTTGCGGAAGATCCGTGCGGTGCCCTCACCGGCGCCACCCACGACAACCCGGGTGACGGTGGGTGCGGAGCGGGACCACTGCCAGTCCAGCAGCGCGCCCGACTCCTCCCGCAGCGCGATCGGGAACGTCGCCGGCTCGTAGCAGTCCACTACCAGCTGCCCGTCAATCTGCTGCACGGTCAGGCCGATGCCGCCCCGGTCGAGGATCTGCTCGAGCTGGTCGGACAGAGGAACCATGCGCAGCCTGACGCGGGAAGCCGCGCCGCGGCCGGAGTCGGGGGCCACCATGATCCGGTCCCCGACGGCACCCCAGCGGCCCTTGTTGGCGCTGATGACCGCCTTCACCACTGTCTCCGTGGGGCCGGTGCGGTTGTCCGATTCGACGGTCTGCTGGCCGACCGGGAACCCCGGTCGGGGGTAGCCGAGCATGTCGTAGATCAACGCCAGGTCACCCGTGTAGGTCAGTGTCGTTGTCCCGTCCAGCGTCGGGCCTTGGGCGGCCAGCCCATCCCACGTGCCCGAGAACTGCTGCTCGCCTCGGTGGTCGACCGTGATCCGCGCACCGGGCGCCTGCAGCAGGTTCCGCTGCCGGTGATCGACCGGCACCGTGATCGAGCACTCAGCGATCCGGTTGTGGCGGGGGGTGCAGCGCACCTCGATCGGATCCGACAGCCAGCCCAGCCGCTGGAAGGTCTTGTCGAACAGGGTGATCTTGAACGGCCCCATCCTCACCACGCCCTGTGGTAGAGCGGGGTCAACGACACCTCGACCGTGCCGGTGCCCTCCATGTCCAGCGACAGCTTCCGCCGTTCACCAGGAGGGATCTCCGCGTACTCGGTCGACGGCCCCAGATCCGCAGTCCGGTCGATGCCCTTGCCGGGCACGTACGGGATCTGCCCGAACATGGCCCGCCCGTCGGTGGGGGCGGTGTCGACTCGCAGGAACTCGCCCTCCTGCAGCGTGAACGGCACGTGGATCCTGCTGTCGCCCACCCCCATCCACGCCGACGTGATCGGCCCGTACAAGGTCCACACCGGGTACGCGTCCTCATCGCCCGGGTTGGTGATGTTCGCGGTTTCCAGCGTGGCGGTGGCGGAGATGTTGAACGGCGGGGCGCCCGTCTCCGGCACGAACGGTAGATCCACACCCCGTGACCACGCCTGCCGGATCGGCTCACCCGTCCAGAACGGCTGCTCCGCATGCAGAGTGATGCCGTACAGGTGCCAGCCGACCCGCTCGGGCGGATCCTGGAACTCAGGGTTGCCGTCGTCGGTGAACCGGAGTCGCAGGTGGCGGGCTTGCCCGGACGGGGTGATGACAGACCACAGACCCGTCTTGCCAGGGTGCATCGTCTGCCAGAACTCCCGATCCAGCGACAACCACGCCTCCGTGCCCGCCGACGTGTACACCTCCAGCGGCCAGAACACCTCACGCTCGTCGGTGGAGTAGCCCCGCCAGCGCGCCCCCGCGACAGCCGGCGCAGTCTGCTTGTGCTGCCGGAACGGCGGCATCGCGAACCCCCGCACACCGGACCACAGCACCGCCCCACCAGCGCCCGAGCACAGATCCCATGTACGCCCGTCAGCGGTCCACAGGATCGTGTTCGTCGTCCAACGAGGAACCGGGGTCGACGGCGGCGGGGACGGGGGAGCGGCGAACGCGAAGACCGTCACAGCCGCCTCCTAGCGATTCCCGACACCACCAGGGCGTTCTGGCGCCGCTGGTCCAGGCGCCGGGCCACCTCATCCGCGTCCGTCCCGAACTGCGAGTAGCGCGCATCCACCAGCGGCAGCGACTCCAGCGCGGCCACGATCTCGCTCATGTCGCTATGCCCGCCGCCCCCGGCCGGGGTCGAGTAGTGCCGTGCCGGGGTGAGCTGGCCGGAGTTGATCTGGTGTAGCAGCGGGAGGTGCTTCGAGGTGTCGACCGGGTTGACCACGTACTCGCCGCCGGTCACCCGAGCGAGCAGGTTGTCCCGGCCGGCCGGCCCGTACAGCAGCCCACCATCAGCGAGGCCGTCACCGCCGCGCAGGTAGTCCTGCGCCTGCCAGATCCCCGACCCGCCCGCCTTGCCGGCGTAGGGGAGGGGAACGCCGTGGATGTGGTCGATCCAGTTCCCCCGCCCGGCACGATCCCACGCAGCGATCCCCTGAGCTCGCAGCAGGCTGATCAGCCGGGAGTTGTAGGGGCGGGCGATGTCGACCGCGTCCCCGGCGTGGGAGGTGCCCGAGTAGGAGGTAGCAGGACGGAACCCGCCCTGGGTGATGTTCAGCCGACCCCACTGCGCCTCCACGGCCCGCAGCCGGTTGGCGAAGTTTTCGGTGAACCGGAACCCGCGCAGGCTGGTGATGCCGTTGCTGCCCATCGGTGCGGTGCCGACGTTCTTCGGTATGGCCGCTTCGACCGCGGCACCGACGATGTTCACGACCTTGCCGGTCATGTCCGTCATCCGCTGCTCGAACGACGGCGCCTCGCTGGTCCGCAGCACGACGTCGACGTCGCGGGACACCAGACCGCCGTCGCGGTATCGCGGCAGCCGCCCGTGCTGGTTGATGTAGTCCAGGTCCCGCTTGCCGATCTTGTCGGCGCTGGATGCCCGGATCATGTACTCCCGGTTCGACCCCAGCAGCAGGAGCTTGTCGTCGGTCGGCCCACCCGGGCCGGACAGCATGCCGCCGCCGAGCGCGGACACCATGTCGTGGCCGTTGGAGACGATCTGACCGCCCGTCGCGTACGGGCTGGCGACCTTGTTGCCGATTTGCACCGACCCGTCGGACCGGACCCGGTAGTTGACCCGGACGTCGACTTCCTTGTCCTGCAGCTCCTTGATCCGCTCCTGGAGCCGCTGCACCTCGGTCTGGGCGGCAGTCATGCCCGGTGTGTTGATCTGGGTGGCCAGCTCCTCCGGGGTGAGGAGGTACTGGTCGATCATCTTCTTGACCTCTTCACGGGAGTAGCCCGCGGCCACGGCAGCGTCCTCGAGCCGCTGCCGGTTCGTCTTGAGGTTCTCCGACGCCTGCTTCGTCGCCGCGGACAGACCCTTCGACTCCTCGGTGGCCTTGAAGTCGGCGGTGGCCTTGTCGTTCATCGCGGTCATCGCGTCGATGACGGCCTGCCGGTTCCGGCGGCCTGCCTCGGTGTTCGCGTCGAGCTCGGCCCGGTTCTCGCCCTCGGCCGCGGTCAGGTCGTCGATCGACTCCTCCCACGCCAGGTTCGCCTGCTCCGCGCCCAGCGCCCCCTCCTTGAGGATGGTGAGGGAGTCGATGACGTTGCCGAGCTCTTCGTCGAGGCGCTTGCTGGCAGCGTTCAGCTCGTCCTGGGCGCCCATCAGGGTCTGCGTGGCCCCCGTGGCCTCACCCGACGCCTCGTAGGCGGCCTGCATCGCGGTCGGGATCTTCCCGCCCATCCAGTCCGCCAGCTCGCCGGCGGTCAGGTTGGTGACGCCCTGGGCCTCCGCCTGCGCGAGGAGCGCGTCGCGGTACTCCGGCATCTGGTCGATCAGTGCCTGTACCGAGTAGCCGTTCTCCTCGGCGGCGACCCGCAGCTGTTGGAACGCGGCCGCGGCCGCTGGGGCGTCGGTGGCGTGCAAGGCGGCCAGCCCGGCGCCGATCTCCCGCAGCCGTGCCTCCATCATCTCGGCTGGCCCTTCGGTGCCGGAGATCGCGGAGGTGAACCCGAACAGGCCGCGGGCGGCCGCGTTGAGCGGCCCATCGGTCCCGGCCAGGAAGGAGAACGCCTGCCCCATGGTGTCGACGCCCTGGTAGATGCCGTCGAAGCTGGCGTTGACGGCGGCGACGTCTCCGGAGGCGAGGTTGGACAGGTCCCCGGACAGCTGCTGGGTGGTGCGGGACATGTCCGCGAACTGCTTGTCGACCAGCAGCCCGGCCGCCTGCAGCGCCGCCAGAGCCGCGGTAGCGCCCATTACGCCAGTGCCGACCCGATCCCAAGCCTGGCCCATCCGAGTGGCTGCCGACCCGACGGCCGGGCTCGACCTGCGCAGGTCCTGGAACGAGGTGTACAGGCCGGCGGCGGACGTCGCCGCCTTGATCAGACCGCCGCCGAGGAGCCCCACCGCGGCCAGCACAGCGCCGCCCTGCACGATGAAGGACTGCATCTCCGGCGGCAGGCCTCCGAAGGCGGAGGCGAGCTCAGCGGCCGCGCTGGCGATGTCGGTGACGACTGGGAGGATCCCGGCGCCGGCGTCGATCGCGGAGTCCTTGATGTTGTTCCACGCGATCGTGACCTGCGACTCGGCGGTGGCGTACCGCTTGGCGGCCTCGTCGGTGAGGGCCGTGTTCTCCCGCCAAGCCTCGTTGCCGGTCTCCAGCGACGCCGACAGCAGATCACCCGAGCCGGCCAGACGCCGCAGGGCGTCAGCCTCACGGATGCCGTTGATCTCCAGCGCCTTGAGGATGCCGTTGGTGTTCCCGCCCTGCACCTGGACGTCGTTCAGCCCGACCAGGAAGGTGTTGAGAGCGCCGGCTGCGTCATCACGGAACGCCGTCTGGAACTCGGCGCCGGTCATCCCCGCGGTCTCGGCGATGGTCTCCAGCGCCGGCCCACCAGATCGGACGGCCTGCTCGACCCGGATCATGAAGGTGGAGATAGCGGTGCCGCCGGCCTCGACCTCGACACCGACGGAGGCGAGAGCGTTCGCGTAGGCCAGCACGTCGGTCTCGGACAGGCCGAGCTGCTTCCCGGCGGCGGCGATCCGCTGCCCCATCTCGACGATCTGCCGCTCCGTCGACGCGCCGTCGTTGCCGAGAGCGACCAGGGTCGACCCGAGCCGGGACACGTTCTCCGGAGCGGTGCCCATGATGTTCATCAGCTGCGCCAGCGAGGTGGCGGCGTCCTCGGCGGTGAGGTTCGTGGTCTCGCCGAGGTCGATCATCGTCTTGGTGAAGCCGGCGACGTCCTTGGTCTTGACGCCGAGCTGGCCCGCGGCTTCCGCGGTGGCGGCGATCTCGCCGTGCGCGGCCGGCATCGTCTTCGCCAGCTGCCGCAGGTCGCCCTCCAGCTGGACGAGCTCGGCGTCGGAGCCGTCGACGGTCTTGGTGACCCCAGCCCACGCGGACTCCCAGTCCATCGCGGCCTTCGTGACCGCGCCCAGACCTACCCCGGCGGCCAGCCCGAGACGGGTGAGCCCGCCTCCGATCCGGTCGAGGCTGGCCGACTGCCGGTCCACAGCCGCGAGGGCGGTGCCCAGCCTGCCGACCTTGGGCGCGGCCCGCTCAGCCTCAGCGCCGATCCGCTGGGTGGTGGCCGAGATCCCGGCGAGCTTGACGTTGCCGGCCTTTGTCGCGGAGTCGGCGACCCTGTCGTAGGCGGCGGCGAGTCGCTCGAGGTCCCTGGGGGCGGTGCCGAGGTCGGCGCTGTACTTGACGGACAGGGTGCGCTCGCTCACCAGCCACCCCCTTCCCGGTCAGTCGTGGTGCTCGCTGTGCAGTTGTTGGGCGGCGACGATGGCGGCCATCTCGTCCTCGGTGTGGATCGAGTACTGCCGGTACGCCTCTGGGTGGAAGCCCTTGTCGCGGATGGCCTTGTCGGCGGCGGCCCGCTTCGCCAGGTGGGAGTCCAGCGCCATGCACGCTCGGCAGATCGCCTCACCGACGACGTACTTGGGTCCGGTGTGTCCCTCGCGCTTCAACGACTCCGACAGGGGTCGGCCGCAGGTGTGGAGGTCGGCCTCGTACTCGGCGAGCGCGTGGAACCAGGCGAGGTCGTCGGCGTTGTACTCGGGTTCGCGGGTGGTCACCCACTCGGTGGGACGGCCCTCGTCGTCCCAGGAGGTGACGGTGGTGCGTTGGCGGGGTTCCCAGCCCCGCACCCTGCGGCGGGAGGTGCCGAGGGTGCGGGCCAGGGTGACCTCGCGGCGGGTCAGCGGGTCTTGGCGGAGGGCTTCGACTCGAAAGGGACGGAGGGTGCGGTGGTCAGGTTGAGGGTCTGCACCTTCGCCCGCAGCGACTGCATCTCCCCGAAGCCGAGGCTGTCGGCCAGGTCCGGCCAGGTGTCGTCGGTCGGCTCGTCCCCGATCCAGGCGCCCTGGAAGCCGGCCGCGGCGAGCGCGTCGATGAACTGGCGGCGGACGTGCTCGCGGGCCTCGCCGGTCTTGTCGGTCTCCGGGTCCGGGTCGGGGTAGTCGGCGAGGATCTCCTCGTAGCGGCGGTTCCCGACGTCCTTGAACACCATCCGCAGCGTGTTCTCCCACACGGCCTGCTCCGCCTGCTCGATCAGCGCGTCGATGGCGCTGGTGTCGACGTTCGCCGTGGCGGCCCGCTTCTTGCCGGGCGGGTCCAGCAGCCGCGCCCGCTCGGCGGTGAGGCGGTCGAGCTCGGTGCGGGTGTCCTCGTCCAGCAGGATCGAGAAGGTCAGTTCACGCTGGCGGGCGGACAGCCGCTCCGACGCCAGCTTCTTCCGGTTGCTCATGCCTGCACCTCCCGGCAGATCGAGGCGGGCGGCATCGACACGAGCGGTTGCACGACTTCCGCGACCAACAGCGGTAGCTGCAGGGCGTCGCTGTAGCCGATGGTAAGTCCGACGTCCTCCGGCTTCACGGAGTCCGGAACGCCCTCGGTCTGGTCGGCTGGACTGGCGATGTACTGGACGTACATCTTCCTGGTCTCGGTGTCGATAAAGATGCGGGTGCTGCGGTAAGGGTCGATGTGGTTTTCGACGCACCAGCGGGTGCCGTCGACGGGGCTGTAGTCGTCGAGGTCGGGGTTGACGTGCAGGATCATGCTCGGGTTCTCCTGTGCTCGGGTGCTCGGGTTGGTGGGTCGGGTGTGGCTTGCTGAGCCGGGGAAGGTGCCCAGCACGCCGGGGGAAGGTGGGTGCGGCCCCGAGCAAGAACCGCACCCACCGGACTTGGGGTCAGGCTCCGGCGACGACGCCGTCGACGACGGGCCCGGTGACGCCGATCTCCTGCATGTACTCGAACTCCTGCCCGTCCTCCTCCGGGTTCACCGCGTTCGGGATCCGGACGCCGAACTGGACGGGGTAGGCGATGTAGCGCTGCCCGGCGGCGAAGTCGACGAACTCGCCCGGGGCGGAGTCGAGACCGCGGCGGCGGATCAGGTAGCCGGTGGTGCCCTCGACCAGGCTCTTGTGCGCGTACTCGGGGTCGTCGTCGTCGGCCTGCGGGTCGTCGATGAAGGTCAGCTGCTCCACCGTCCACTCGACCCGACCCAGGCTGTCGAAGCCCTGCTTCGAGCACAGCCGGTACTTCTTCGTCTTCGCCTGGGTGGCGGTCGCGTTGAACTGGCGGATCGCGCAGGTGATGTTGATGGCGCCGGCGCCGGTCGCCTCCGCCGTGGTCATCGCCTCGACGTCGGCGAGGGTGGGCACGTACAGGACCGTCTCGCGGCTGAGCGCGTTCACGGCCTCCGGGAAGTACAGGGTCATGATGTGGCCTCCTCGGCCTGGTCGGCGGTGCTGATGGTGGTGGCCGGGCTGGCCTGGCTGCCCTCACCGGAGGTGGTGGGGGTGTTCTTGGGCTGCCTGGGCTTGTCCGGCAGCGGGTCGCCTGCGGTGTTGGTCGCGGGCTGCTTGAGCACGGTCAGGTTGTGGGCGCGGGCGTACACGGCGGGCTTGGTGGTGTGCCCGCCGGGCACGGACACGCGGACGTACTCGGGTCGGCTCACTGAGGGCTCCTGACGGTGGCGATGTGGAAGCGGAGCGGCAGCCAGAACCGGGGCGGGCCGGAGTCGCTGTCGTCGCGTTGGAGGGTCATGCCGGTGTCGTCCTCGACGCAGCGGCCGGCAGACGGCAGATCAGGGAAGGGGCGCCATCCGGTGAAGCGGCTGCGGACGATCTCGACGGTGTTGGCGGCCTGTTCGCGGGACCAGCCGGCGCAGGTCAGCTGGAACGGGGTCCGCAGCGCCGAAGCAAGGTCGGCGGCACGGCGGCCGCGGGCCCAGCCGGCGCCGGGGTAGAACACGACGTAGGCCACGTCGGGGACGGCGTCGATGACCTGGCCGTCCATGGCGGTGTAGCTGGTCTCGGCCTTGAGGTGCTGCCAGATGGTCTCGGTGAGCGTGTGGAGGTTCACGTGAGCCGGTCCAGGATGTTCTCCAGCGCCTTCTCGAAGGCTGGGAGGCGGCGGTCGGCGGCCGGGTGCAAGTAGGGCTGGGGCGCCTGCCGTGACGTGCCGAACTCGACGTACTCGGCATAGTCGACCGTCGGGCCGACCTCGGCGCCGAGCTTGTCCTCGGTGAGGTCGTGGCCGATGGAGTTCCGCAGAGCGCCGGTATCGACGGGTGCGAGCCGCTTGGCGTCGGCCTCGATGTCGAGGGCGGTCTTCGCCACCACCTTCTGCACCAGCAGCTCCATGCCGGCTGCGCCGCGGCGCAGGTCCCGGGCCAGCCGGCGGAGGTCGGACACGTCAGCGGGCATCGCGGTCCTCCTCCAGCCATCCGGGGTAGGGCTGCTGCCGGAACCCCACAGGGGCCTGCATCGGGTAGGGGGTGTCGACCGGCGGCCCGTTCTGCTCGGTGGGGTGCTCTTCGTCCTTGCGGCCGATCTCGACGTAGTAGCCGCGGATCTCGACGCGGAGGAACATCAGCCGACGTCGTCGGTGCAGATCAGGTCCCGCTGCCAGCGCAGCGTGCCGAGCAGGACGTCGGTCACCCGCAGCCGCTGCCCGACCAGCTGGCCGTCGCTGGCGGCGGTGACCTCCACGTACAGACCGACCTCTGCGGCGTCGCAGCCGCGGGGGAACATCACCCGGTAGTCGTGGTCGGTGATCTCCTGGTCGGCGACGTCGTCGGTCCGGGTGCGGTTCAGCTGCTGCACCCGGATCGGGGTGTCCTCGGCGTCGGCGGGCCACACCTGCTCCCACGTGTGGGTCTGGGTGTTGGTCGCCGGGTCAAACACCAGATCACCTCGGCGGACCAGCCGGCCGCGTCCGGTGGCCTGACCGGCCGCGGTCGGGGTGTGGTGGGCTTCCCAGCCGTCCGGGATCACCTGGAAGCCGGGCCGGATCGGGCTGCGGTAGCCGGGCCTCACCACGGACACCACGGCCGCACCGGCTCCTCCACCAGCTCCGGCCAGCCTCGGGTGGGGCGCTCACCGCCGGTGACGGTGAACCCCCAGTCGGCGTCGGCGTCCTCGGCGTCGGCGTCAGCGCGGAGCGCTGCCGCCTGCTCGCGGAGCTCCCGGGCCAGCGCCGGCCCGTCGGTCGACAGATCCTGGGTGGTGATCTTCTTCGACAGCCGGGCCTCGTTGCCGGCGATGATCAGCAGCGCCTCCGCGGCGGCCCGTTTCGGGCCCCGGGTGCGGGCGAGGATCGCGTCGAGCTCCTGGTCGTCGAAGACCGGGGTGTCGCCGAGGTCGGAGATGAGGAGGCGGAGGTAGCCGCGGTCGCTGGTCGGGTCGTAGTCGATCGCCATCGCTGTCCTCCCGGAGGGTGTTGGTGGTGGGCGCAGGTCGTCCGTCGAGGAGGGTGGAAAGGAGGGCGTCGGCGCCTGCCCGGCCGGTCCTGGCCAGGGCACCCTCAGTCCGCCTTCTCGCACGCGCAGAAGTGCCCCACCGGGTGCGCCGACTTGTGCGAGTTGACGCCCACCACCAGGCCTGGGGAGAGGACCGGCGGCCTGCCCCCGTCGGGGGGTTGAGGGCAGGCCGCCGGTCGGTCAGGAGCCGCGGGAGACGTAGGTGAACGTCGGGTCGCCGTGCTGGTGGCCGACGATGTGACGCACCCGGTGCTGGATGTCGTCCACCTCGAACGAGCCCTCGAGCGGGCTGATGTTCCCGCCGCCGACCCGCTGCCCGGTCGACACCTTGACCCGCAGGTCGGGGGTCTCGTAGCCGCGGAGGAACGCCGCGAACGACGCCGGGCGGGCCTGGCCGGGCTTGGGCAGCACGAACCAGGTCGTGGCGGCCTTCGCGTTGGTGTTGATGACGTCCAGCATCGGCTCGACGACGTAGTCGGTGGTCCGCAGGAAGTTGTCGTACACCGACTCGGTGGTGCCGTCGGTCTCCCGGATCTCCCGCAGCGCCTGGATGCGCTGCATCTGCGGCTCCAGCGACGTCGGGATCACCACCTGGAGCTGGGGGCGGGCGACGTGGCGGCCCTGGCGGGACTTCCGCTGCGCCATCGCGGTCAGCACCGTGTCCAGGTTGGCGGCGGTCAGCGGCAGCGCGGTGGGGGCGTTGCCGTTCGCCGTCTTGAAGAAGTCGGTGTTGACGTCGGAGGCCAGGTTGGTCTTCGGGTCGATCTTCAGCAGGTTCGCCAGCGCGTTGATCGTCTCGGTCTCGGCCGCGGCCCGGGCGAACCGGGTCGGGATGGCCTCGAGCTCGTCGATCGCCTCGTTGTTCTTCATCGCCTCGAAGCTGATGGCGTCGCGGAGGCCGTACTTCGCGACGTTGATCCACCAGTTCTCGTGGTCCTGACCGGCGCCGGTGGGGTACTCGGTCAGCTCGGGCACCAGCTTCAGCCCGAGGATGTTGGACCAGCGGTCCATCAGCCGCTTCGGGCGGAAGTCGTTGACCGTGGTGATGTCGGTGTACTGCCGCCACACCGACGGCTGCTCCTGGTACTGCTGCAGGGTCTCGGAGTCGACCTGGGCGTACGCGGCCAGGGTGAAGTCGCTGGTGGAGAACGCCTCCCGCAGCTCCTTCTCCGACTTCCGGCCGGCGAACGCCTCGCGCATGAAGGCGGCGGTCTGGTCCCGGAAGGCCTCCGCGACCTGGAACCGGCGCGGGGAGACGGTGCCGTCGAAGAACCCGTCCTCGGCGGCGCTCTCCGAGGCCTGCCCGTTGATCAGCTGCATGCTCATGATGTGCTCCTGGTCAGTTCGCGATGCGAACGGTCAGCGGCCCGGAGGGCGCGGTCTTGGTGGTGAGGGCGTGCCCGAACAGGCTGTTGTCCGTGGCGGCGCCGGAGAGGGCGCCGTCGGCGGTGATGTAGACCGGGTCGCCGACGTTGGCGACGGCGAAGTCGACGGTGAACTCGGCGGCGCCGTTCAGCTTCACCGAGGCGTGCCCGTCGGGGTTGAGGTTCACCGCGGGGCCGCGGACCGGGTCCGGGGTGGCGGACGCGGAGGCGCGGTCGGTGAGCGCGACGCCGTTGAGCCCGCCGACGCGGACCGGGTCGCCGGACTTGGTGCCGGCCCGGACCGGCAGCGACAGCTGGTCGGCCTGGTCGAAGATGATGTTCTTGGCCATGATCAGGCCTCCTTGATCTGACGGCCCCACGGGTTCACCTGGGGCTGGCTGCTGCTGGTGGGGGCGGACTCGGCGGCGCCGAAGCCGGTGACCTTGCGGTCGGGGGTGATCTCGGCCAGCAGGTCGGTCTCGGCCTTGATCGTCTCGGTCAGGCGCGTGTCGAACGCCTCCTCGTCGAGGACGCCGGCCTCGGTGAGCTTGAGGTCCCGCAGCGCCTCGGCGAGCGCCCGCCGACTGAGGGTGTCGGGCAGGTTGGCCTCGGCCAGCGGGGTCACGGCCCGCTGCTCGGCGGCCTGCCGGGCGTTCAGCTGGGCGAGCTCGGCCGCGAGCTGGTCCGCCCGGTTGGCACGCTCGGTCAGCGTGGCGTAGTCCGCCTCGGTGATCTCCATCGTGTGCTCCTGTGGGTTGGCCCCGGCCGAGCTGGCAGGGGTGGTCGGGGCGCCCGCTTCGCTGGCGGGCGTGCTGCTCGGGTCGGTGATCGGCTGGTAGGTGGTGATGACGCGGACCTCGACGGGGCTGCCGGTGAGGGTCGCGACGCCGTCGGTGAGGGTGTAGGCCTGCTGCCAGGTGCGGGAGCGGTCGTCGGGCTCGTCGTAGCGGGTGAACCAGACGAGGCGGGCGGCCGGGTCGAAGTCGCGGAGCCATGCGCGGCGGGGCAGCACACGGGTCAGGGAGTCCCGCTCGTCGTCGGTGGCCGTCTCCCGGGTCAGCGTCCCGCCGCGGGCGGACTCGAGCAGGCTGATCAGCTTGCCTCCGGCGCCGGCCTTCGTGACGACGTCGACCGACAGCGCCTCGGTGATGCGGGTGATCAGCATCCCCTTGCGGCCGGCGGCCTCACCCGGCTCGGCCTCGGCGAACGCCCGGATCGACAGGCCGACGTCGCCGGCCATCGCCTCCACGACCGGGGCCATGTGCGGGTAGAACTCGATCTCGGCGTGGAGCCCGTCGGACTCCATCACCGCGTCGGTGACGAGCTTCCCGGCCATGTCCCGCACCGACCGCTCGGGCCGGTCCATCGCCTCGGTGCTGCCCGGGTGGTCGAGGTAGACCGGGATGCCGGCGGCGAACACGCGGCTCTTCGCGGCCTCGGAGAGGGTGCGGGTGGGGTAGTGCCCGGACGAGCCCCACACGTCGGCCTCGAGGATGCGGGCGGAGTACCGGCGGGCGCCGTTGTCGGGCTGGCTGGCCTCGCGGACGAGGGAGACGCCGGCCTCGGCGACGATGGCGCGGGACGTCTCCACCGCCGGGGCGGACTCGTGGAGCAGGATCCGGCGGTACTCCTTCTCGCTGATCTCCATCGGGACCTCCTAGGGTGCTGGTGTGGATCAGGGATGCGAGCACGCGTGGCGGCTCGCTGAGGTCGTCGCCGGCGTGGACGGGTCGCTGGAGCGGTACGAGTGCGCCCGCTGCCTGGCGGTGTCGGCTACGCGGCCCGTTGGCGGCGCGTCGTGGTTCCGGGACCGAGTGGCGCGACCTGCCACGAGGGACGCCAGTCCGCGTTGGTCCGGCGCACCGCCAGATCCGACCAGGCAAGGTCCCCTGCCTGGAGACGGCGGAGCCGCTCCGGGCCCATGATCTGCCTCTGCACCGCCTCGGGCTGAGCGTCGAACCACTCGCGCCCGGTCGGCTGCTCGACGTCGTCCGGCTCGTCCAGGGCGATGCCGAGGTCCCGCCACGACTTCGTCACCGGCAGGCTGGTGCACCGGCACTGTGGGTGTCCCTCCGGGCCGGGCGTCCCCGCCGGGTGCTCGGTGCCGTGGCGGCTGATGCACGCCGGACAGGTGCGGGCGTCCAGGGTCGCCTGCCACGTCCACCCGGCCAGCAGATCGCTGTTCGCCATCCGCGCCTGCCGAGCGGACTCACGGTGGGCGTCGAGCATCTCGGTGCGGGCGATGGTCTCGGCGCGGCGGCGTCCGCCGTTGAAGTCGCCCTCGACCCGCTGCAGCATCCGGCGGGCGGCGGTGCGCGGGTTGTCCCCGACGGCGACCCCGCGGATCAGGCTCGACCGCATCGCCCCAGCGGCCTCGTCGGACAGCGGGAGCAGCCGTGACGTGATCTGCTCGGTGGAGCGGCGGACGATCGCGTCGAGCGCGGCCCGGTCGACCCGGTCCCAGGACACGGTCACGCCGGCGGGCAGCTGGGTGCGGGCGATGGTCTCCACCCACTCCTCAGCGGCGCCGGTCAGCATCGGCAGCGCCTCGGTGACGGTGACCCCTGCTGCTTGGGTGAGGTCGCTGATCGCGTCGGAGGCGTGCTGCAGCGCGGCGGCGACGCGGCGGGCTCGGGTCACCTGGCGGCGGGTGGGCCAGTCCCCGTCGGCGCCGGCGGCGATGAGCGCGTCGATCACCGCGGCGAACTCGTCGGCGAGCTCGTCCCACGCCCGTGACCAGTTGGCCGCGAGGTCACGAGTGGCGGCATCGACGGTGGAGTCGAGCTCGATCCGCAGCTCCCGCAGCGCCTGCAGCGTCCGATCAGTGACCGCCACCGCTCAGCGCTCCAGCCGGCGGAACGAGGCCAGGCCCCACCGAGTGCGCACCCAGGCTTTCGGCTCCAGGCCCAACTGCTCACGCTCACGGGCGGCGCGGTGGTTGGTGCGCTCCATCTCAGCCGAGTCGCGGTTGAGCGTGCGTCGGATCTGGAACTGATCCCACAGCCACCGAGCAGCCATCACTACAGCGACGACGGGGATCATGATGGGCCAGAGCACCACGATCAGGTTGAGGGGCCTGATCGAACCTCGAGAACGCAGGGCGACGATGCCCATCAGCCACCCGATGATGGCGAGCAGCACCCAGGTCAGCGAGGTCACAGCCCCTGCCCGTCCTGGTCGGCGTCGGCGCGGGCTTGTGCGACGACGTCCGCCGGCGGCACGAACCGGCCCTGGTCGTCGGTGACGGTCTTGATGATCTCGTCGATGTCGTCGACGCCGAACGCCTGCAGGATCAGCCGGAGCAGCACCAGCGGCGGCACCGTGTCCGTCCCGTCGGCAGCCGCGATCGCCTTCATCAGCACGTCCACGCTGGTGGAGTCCCACGACGGCCACGCCACGACCAGGGTCCGTGAGGCGCCCTCGGGGAGGGTGACGAGGCGGCGGTCGCCCTGCTGGACCACGGTGCCCCGCAGCGGGCCGCGGAGCCCGATGACGGCGGCGTCGATGACGTGGTCGACGATGTCGCGCATCACCTCAGCCCACAGCCTGCGGCGGCGGCCCATCTCCAGCTCGGTCGGCTGGTCCAGGGTCTCCGCGACAGCGCGGGCGCCGGTGGCGCCCGGGTCGCCGAGGAGCATCGTCACCGGCACCCCGAGCGCGGACGCGACCATCATCTGCAGCGGCCGGCCGGAGTCGGCGTCGATCGTCGCGCCGGTCTTCGGCACCGCTTCCAGGGTCTGGCCGGGGGACATGACCGCGGTGCCGCCGACCACGTCCTGGCTGACTGCGGTCTGCATCTGGCGGGCGGTCTGCTGGGTCTTGTCGCCCTTGCTGGTGGCCCGCCACGCGATCCGGGTGAGCGCCCGCATCAGCAGCGCCCACTGCTCGAGGAACTCCTTCGACGCCTTCGCCCACGGCAGCGCCGCCTCGACGTCGCCGACACCTCGCCAGGACTCGCCGACCCGGTTGACCGACACCCACCGGATCGGCTGGTCCCAGCGGACCGGCTTGCAGCCGATCTGCGGCTGCCGCTGCCCGACGGGAGGGGTGTAGCCGAGCGCGGGATGCCACACCACCCGGGTCTGCGCGGTGCCCTTCGTGCCGTCCACGTTCAGCGGCTGCACGGTGAACTCGCGCCGGTAGAACCGGACGGTGGCGGCGTCCTCCGGGTCGGTGATGCGGTCGGTGATCTGCTCCGCCGGCACCCGCCGCACCTGCACCCGGCCGGTCACAGGGTCCGTGTCGCAGGCCAGGCCGAGCTCGCCGTCGGTGCCGAGGGTGTGCTCCAGGCGCTCACGGGCGTCCGCGCCGGTGAACGTGGCCCGGTTTGACGGGTCGTCGAGGAACGTCTGCAGGACTGCGTTGACGTCGACGGGGCTGTCCTCGTCCTGCCGGATCGACAGCTCGACACCCTGGCCCCAGATGTAGCCGATCCGCAGGCCGAGGCCGCGCTTGATCAGCGCGTTCGCGCCAGCCATCAGCCGCGCCCGGCCGACCCGCGCCTTCCGCGCCTCGGGGGTCTCCTCCGCGGTGACGTCACCGAGCCGAGCCCACCCAGCATCGTCCTTCGCGAGCAGCGCCTGCGCGTCAGCGAGAGCCTCAGACAGCTGCTCCAGCCGCCACGCGGTCTCCAGCGCCTCCACCGAGTCACGTGCCGGGACTGTGCCGGCGGGGGCGTAGCCGTTCTCGGTCAGCGTCCAGTCCGGCATCCCAGCCCCCTCTCACCACTCGCTGATGCTGTAGCCCACGGCGTCGTGGAGCTCGTACTCGTCGGGCACGTGCAGGCTGTCGTCGTCGTCCAGCAGCGGCTTCACCAGCAGCCGGTACAGCGCCTGCGACATCGCGTCGACCTGGTCGTCGTGGCGGCCGTTCGGGAACGCGGCCGCCTCCTCGATGAACTCGCCCACCCATGGCGCCAGCTCGGGGGAGGGGAGCCACACGTTCCGGGCCTCGATGACTGGCGATACCGCGGCGACCCGGGCGACCTTCCCACCCTCCGGCTCGACCGGCACGATCCCCGGCACGGTGCGGCCCAGGGCGGCGATCACCGCGGGCCCGTTCGCCTTGTCCTCGACGAGCTTCAGCAGTGCCTGCGGCCAGCGGGCCGCCGTCTCCCGCAGCGCCCGGCAGGTGGCGACGAAGTCGAGCCGGGCGTGGGTCTGGTCGAGCAGGTAGGCGTCGGCGCCGCGCCGCAGCCACACCTGGATGGCGACGTAGTCCGAGCTGGCGGTGTCCTTGAACGCGAGGTCGGCGGAGATGATGAGTTCGACCCCGGGGTCGGGGCAGATCCGTGCACCGTCCTCGCGCTCGAGCCACATCGGCGTCGAGTACTCCTGCCACCAGTGGCGCTTGAGCATGTCGCCCTCAGCGGCGGACGGGCGGCCCTGGTAGAGGCTGGCCCAGGTGCGGGCGCCGGACCGGATCCGGATCTTCTCCCACGCCTTCTCGTCGCGGGGCCGGCCCTTCTTGTCGCGGCGGGCCGAGATCATGAACTCGCCCGGCTCCCGGCCGAGCGGATCCGTCTCGCCCTTCGCGGGGTCATGGTCGGCCTGCGCGGGGATGTTCACCACCCGCCACAGGTGCCCGTCCTCAGCGGCGAGCAGCTTCCCCGCGAGGTCGTCCTCGTGCCAGCGGGTGAGGATCAGCACGACGGGCGCGCCGGGCGCGAGGCGGGTGGACGCGACGTCGGTCCACCAGTTCCAAGCGTTCTCGCGGAACGTCTCCGAGTCCGCCTCCCGGCGGTCCTTGATCGGGTCGTCGATGATCAGCAGATCCGCCGGCCGGCCAGTCAAGCCGGCGCCGACGCCCACGGACAGCACGCCGCCCTCTTGGCCGTCGACCTGCCACTCCGACACGGCGCCGTTGTCGGCGGCGATCTTCAGCCCGAGCTCGGGGTGCGCGGTCAGGTTGTTCCGGATGGTGCGCCCGTTCCGGTTCGCCAGCCCTTGCGCGTAGGAGGCGGTGACGATCCGGGTGTCGGGGTGCTGGGTGAGCACCCACGTCGGGAAGTCCTTCGCGACCCGGGTGCTCTTCCCCTCCTGCGGCGGCATGCTGATGATGAGCCGCCCGTCGGGGACGTCGAGGAGCCGGACGAGTTCGGTGTCGATGAGGTCGAGCGCCGGGGTTTGCACGGTGCGCGGGTCGAGGTGGCGGGCCAGGTCGCCAGGGGTGTCCCAGCGGCGGGCGGGCTGCTCGAACGTCCGCGCCGCGAACTCCCAGACGCTGGGTGCGGTCGCGGTCACGGGGCTGCCCTCCTCTAGGGTCCGGCCATGAGTCAGACCGCCCCGACCTTCGCCTGCCTCAGCTGCAGGTCCCTGTTCGTCGAGTTCGTCCGTCGGATCCCGCCGCGGCCGTACACGCAGACGTTCCGGACTCCGCAGGGATCGATCCATAAGCAGCGCGTCGAACCCGCTCAGGCGGTGTTTTGGTGCAACCGGTGTCGGATCGAGTCGCCGTTCACCGTGCCCGACGATTGGCGGCACGACGGCGAGAAGTGAGGTTCGCGTCCGGCCCTGTGCTCGCGCAGCGTGGGCCCCTCGGGCGGTTCTGTGTCTGCGGGTGACCAGGGCCGGACGGAGCCAGTGGGAGGTCCGGGTCAGCTGTGCGACCTGCGGTCGCGACCAGCCCGGACATGCGAAGACCGCCCGGCTCCCTGTTTCAGGGCGCGCGCAGCGGTCTTGCTGAAAACGATAGCAGACGAGTTACACCGGCGTAAGCAACCCGCGGCTCGTCGTGAAGAGTCGCCCGATCCTCAGTTGTTGCCCGCGTGGAAGGTGTAGATGGTAACGGCGACACCGGCGATCGTGGCCAGCAAGGTCAATACGGCCACCAGCAACACCAACTTGTTGAGACGCTTAGTGCTCTTTGCGGCTTCGGTTGCCTCGTCGTTCGAGTTCTTGATCTCGCCCTGCAACTCCTGCAGGGCGTCGACGGTCGCCTTCGTCTGCCGGGCCACGTCCTCGGGGCCGACTTGTGGGCGAATCTTCACCTCGGGCAGAGGGGGAACCGACCAGGAGGGCGGCTTCGGGTCCATGGAGCCGCGAGCGCGTTCGAAAGGGTTACGCGCAGCCTTGCCCGCGATCTCGGCGGCTGGTGCAGTCACCTTGCTGGCCATCTCCTCACCGATCTGCCTGAGCGCGTCTATCGCCGGGTTCTTTTCGATGGCGGCCTTTGTGCGCTCGTAACGCTCGTCCTGCAGCGCTGGGTCCTTCATCGCCTGGCGGTACTCGCCGATGCTCATCTGGTCGTCGTCCGGCCGGGTCTTGGTCTGGTCGTTGTCCGACGTGGTCCCGGTCGGCGTGAGATCGCGCGACCGCTTGGCCGGCTTGTCGCCGTCGCTCATGCCGGGCCGCCGTTGGCGAGCTGCGACACCCGCTGGGGGGAGACGCCGAGGAGAGTGCCGGCGTCGCGGACCGTGAGGCTGGCGGACAGGAGTGCGTGGACGGCCTGCCGGGTGGCGTCGGAGGCTCGGGCGTTGGCGGCGTCGGCCTGAGCCTTGGCCTCGCGTGCGGCGGCGACGATGTCGTCGGCGTCGGTGTGGGGTGCGAGGGTGACCTGGATGGTGGAGGGGTCGACCTCGAGCAGGGCGGCGACGGCGTCGGTGACCATGTGGGGGACCTGATCGAGGCGGCGGGCCTGGGTGAAGACGCCCTCGACTTCGGGGACTTCGACGGCCCACCAGCCGCCGGAGCGGCGGGCGACTGCGGTGACGTTCACTTGGTGGCTCCGATCTGCTTGAGGATGGCCTTGGCGGTCATCTCGTTGATCTCGTTGTGGCGGGGGACGGTGGTGGAGTTCTCGCCGACGGTGACGACGGTGTGGCTGCCGCCCTCGCGGGTGGTGACGTCGAGGCCGTTGGCCTTGGCGTGCTTGGCGATCTGCTTCATCAGGTCCCTGCGCTTCATGATGGTAAGTCTAGAGTCCTTGACAGATCAAGTCAAGGGCTCTAGACACATATTAGGCGGCGTCCCCACCGGCCTCCCGCTCCTCGACCAACCGCACTAGATCGGGATGCACCAACCCCACCAGATCCCACGGCAACCAGAAGTCCACCCGGCGGCCCTTCACCACATCCGTCCGCGCCGGCTTGATGTCCCCTCGCGCCTTCGCTCGACTGATCGTCGCAGGCGACAGCCGCAGATTCGGATCCTCCCGCGCCTCCTTCGCCGACATTGCCCGACCACGCCGGTACGTCGTCAGCAGCGTCCGCGGCCCGTCGTGCTGGTGCCCGGCGTCGCACCGGTAGAACGCCTCACCGGGGCCCAGGTGCATCGGGTGTCCGCACCCGGGAGTGCGGCACACGTCTGGCTTCCGCTGCGGCGTCCGGGCCAGCAGCGCCAACTGACGGTGGATGTCGGCGACCTCCGACGTGACCCACTCCCCGAGCTCACGCCCGTCCTGCCACGCTTGGGCGGCGGCGAGCAGCCAGTCCACCTCCGCCGCCCACGTCGACGCCTCGAGCGGATCCGGCACGGGACCTTCGCCTTCCTGGCAAACGGCGATCCGGACGTCGGACAGCCGGGCCAGGAGACCGGAGGTGGGGTGGAAGGCGTCTACGCAGGCGAGGTCGAGCGGTGGGCGGGAGCCAGGCTTTGAACGTCTTGTGAGGCCGCGCTCAGCACCGGGGTTCGGGGCGCCGATCAGGGCTGTCATGGCGACCTCCACGGCGAGATCGGGGAGTTTGGCGAGCAGGTCCAGGGTGGGCCGGTTCCTGCGTGGCTTCTGGCCCTCGGTTCGCCGGGCGGGCGGAGTGGGCGGGTTGCCGTCGCGGCAGGGCTGGCAGACGGACTCGGGCGGCCGGCCACAGCTGGTGCAGGTCTTCATCGGGTCTCCTTGCGGGTGGTCGGGTGGGGCTTGGGCTTGCGGGGCCGCTCGGGCGGCGCCTGGTCGTGGCAGGGGCAGTCGCAGTCGCGGCAGCCGAGCGCGCAGGTGACGTCGTGCCGGTTCACAGGAGCACCGCCGTCCGAGCGGCCTGCTCGCAGCGGGCGGGGATGTCGGGCCGCAGGAACGGCTCGGTCGCACCGCGGGGCAGCAGGGTGCAGCGGTGGGGCTGGTCGAGCGTGATACCGAAGGCGGTGAGCGCTTCGAAGGCGCCGCTCACGTCAGCGAGCCATGTGTTCTCGTCGGCTGCGCGGACGCGGTGGATGGCCTCGGCGGTCGTGTACGGGCTGGTCCGGGCGAGGTCCAGCACACGGGTGCGCTGATCCTCCGTAAGTTGCGCGAACGCCGCCTCAGTCGCGGCTGCGGCACGCAGTGCTGCCTCGAAGGCGGTGAACAGATTCATCGGCCGACCTCCGCACTCGCCAGCGCCCGGAGCTCGTCCGGCACGACGGTGCCCACCAGGGTGCGCTGCTGCTCGGTCAGCTCGAGCCGGTCCAGCACCCGCCGGATCACCTGTGCGACCAGCGACCCGGTCTCCTCAGCGATCCGGACCCGCCGCTCCTCGATGCCGGCCTTCAGGCAGGCGGCGGCGACACGGACGAGCCGGTCCCGTTCCTCATTCCACAGCTTCAGCCACACGTTCGGGGCGGCTTCCTCGGTGGTGCCCGCGTCTTCCCCGCCGGTCTTCTGCCGGGTGATGCCCCAAACGAGATCCCTGCGGGTCTCTCGCGGGTCGTCGGGGTCGAGACGATTGGGCCGGTCGCCGTCGATGGTGCCGGCCTCGACCTCCCTGGCGCGCTGCCCGTAGTAGGCGATCATCCCGGCGCACCGGTGCACCTCGTCCAGCAGCGCCTGCTCCGGGGACGTCTCCACCAGCACACCCAGCCGGGTCGCAGCCAACGCAGCCTGCTGCTCCGCCAGCGTCCGCTCTGCCCGAGAGCGGGCCCGGGGCGACGCGCCACCGTGCATCCGGCACCGGCGCTGGCCGAGCATCGGCGGGTTGCTGCAGGGGGCACCCGAGCGTGTCCGGGCACCGCAGAGTGCGTGGGCTCCCACCCCGGGCGCCTGGTGCGTGGGGTCGCTCACGAGCCGGCCACCCGCTGGGGCGCGTCGGTGTCGACGTGCGCGGTCTGGACTGTGGGTGTGGGGCGGAGGCCGATGGAGACGACGTGCGCGGGGTTGATCCAGCTCTCGCCGTCGGGGCCTTCGAGGATGCCCGGGTCACCTGCGAGGAGGTCGTCGCGGATCTCTTCGGCGATGGCTCGAGGGACGTCGGTCTCATACCGCTGGCCGGTGCTGAGGTTGATGCGGAGGCGGGTGTTGCTGGTCGGGTTCACGGTGTCTCCTCGGTGGTGGTGTGGGCGATCTGTTCGGAGCGGCACATGGGGCAGCGGCCTGCGGTGCCGCCTTCGTGGCGTGGGCATTGCTCTGTGCGGCGGACGGGCTGGGGTCGGGCGTCGGCGGTGAGGGAGCGCCAGTGGTCGCTGTCGGTGAAGGTGATGGCGCGGGGTGTGCGGGCGTCGTGGTCTTGGGCGGTGAGGATGGCGGCGCGGGCGACGTCGGCGAGTGGTCGGTCGGCGACGTCGTGGAGGGCGTTGATGGTGGCGAGGGCGTCCCAGGAGGGGCGGATAAGCCGGAGCAGTTCGGCGAGCGCGGCGGCGTGCTGGCGGCTGTAGGTGGGGCTCATCGGGGTGCTCGCGCGTTGGGTAGGTGAGTGGTTCTGTGGAGGTGACCCCAGCTCTGAACCACAGCGTGAGGTGAGTGTTCTTGTCTCCCTCTCCCTCTCCCTCTCCCTCTACCTCTGCGAGCAGGTAGCGAGGCAGGAGCGGTCGCTATAGCGAGCGGTGCAGTGATCGCTGTTCGGGTCACGATGCGACTCCGAGACGAGGGGGGCAGTGGGGGCAGCCGGGCTCGGTCTTCCCCTCGCTGTGGTAGCGGCGGTGGTTGGTGAGGATCGCGGCGTCACGCTTCTTCTGCCGCTCGATCTCCTTCTCCGCCTCGGTCATGTTCCACTTCGTCCACGACCGGATTCGCCAGCCGCCGGCGACCGCAACCCACAGCCCCTCTCGGACGAGGGCGTCGGCCAGGCTGGTCGGGTTGCGGACCTTGATCGCGACAGCGACGACGGGCAGGTCATAGTCGCCGATGAACCCGTCGGTGCCGCCGGCCTTCGCGTGGGCGAGGGCGCGGAGGTAGAGCAGCTCGGCGTCCGGTCCTGCCCGGCGGATCGCGGGGTCGCGGAGGTAGTTCTGGTCGAGCGGGACGAACTCCCGCGGGATGCGTCTGCTCACGACGAGCTCGCCTCCTGTCTCTGGTAGGGGTTGGGCTTGCTGCGGCGGCCGTTGCCGGCCATGGCGGCGGCTCCGGCGCCCCAGCCGGCTGACCAGGCTTGGCGGAGCCGCTCGCGGTCGGCTTCGTCGCGAGGCACTGGCAGGTCAGGCGTGCTCACGGCGATTGCCTCCGATGGGCCACTGCTCCCCGTTGCGACTGCGGTGCGGCTCGCGGTGGTGGTACGGGAGCCAGCAGGGGTCGGCCTCGGCGTAGTCGCCGCAGGCGACGGCGTGGCACCAGACGCACCGCCAGGACGTGTGTGGCCGGTTGAAGCGGGTGTACTCGTGCGGGCGCCAGTCGTGACCGGTGAGGCCGCACAGCTCGACGTCGAGGTTGTCGTTGGTGGTGACCTCGGGCTGATCAGGCATGGGTGGTCTCCTGGTCTTGGTCGAGGAGCTGGTCGAGGAGCCGTCCGGCTTCGGTGTGCTGGCCGTCCTGGACCAGCTGCCGGTAGTCGCGGAGTGCGTTGAGGGCGGTCTCGCGGTCGGTGCGGCGCAGCCCGAGGCGGATCAGCTGCTCGCGGTGCTCCGAGGTGGCGGTGTCGGACATGGCGGCCTCGTGAAGGCATGCTCGGCGGCCTGGACGGTTGCCGTAGGGGCTCATGCTGCGGCCGCTCCTGCCCGGTCGAAGACGCGTGCCAGGTCGCGCTGATCCATCCGGTAGAGCCGTCGGGCGAGGGTGATGCCGGAGCTGTAGCCGAGACGGCGGGCGATGCTGTCCGGGTCGTCGCTGCCGCGGAGGTGCTCGAGCTCGACGAGGAGCTCGTCATCTGTGAGCGGTGCGGTGATGCCCTGCCGAGCCTTGTTCCACTGGTTCCAGTAGTCGCGCCGCGCCTTGCGGCATGAGCGGCACACCGGCTGGTGCGCTCGTTCGTGGCGTCGAACACCGGCCAGGCTGCCGCGGCGTTCCTTGCAAGCGTTCATCTGCGTCTCCTCTCGTCGCCCAGGTAGTGGCTACGGCGGATCAGCGCCGCGGTGGCGTAGTCGGGACAGAACGGGATGCGGGGGGCGTAGTGGCCGATGGCGCAGCCGGTGGTGCCGCAGGCCGCGCACACCAGCCAGTCGACGCGGGTCACAGCGCTCGCACCTCCAGCGGGACACTGCGCACGACGTCCTCTGCCTTGCACAGCGGGCACTCGGCCAGGGCGGGGAAGCGGCTCCCGCGCCACTGGGTGTCGGCCATCGCTCCGCACGGGGTGCACACCAGCAGCCCGTCGAGACACCGGCAGGCCGTCCAGGCAGGAAGGATGAGCAGCCGGTGAGTGGCCTCCGGGTGGTCGTGCTCGCAGTCGGGCAGCTGGCAGGCGGGCGTCCAATCAAGGTGCGCGAGCAGATCGACATCGGTGACGGTGGCGGTCACTCGGTCACCTCGACCCACGGGCCGACCGTGCGGCGCACGATGGCCGTCACGCCGGGGCTGTCTCCGACCATCCCGGCTGGTGACGCCTTGCCCGGGACTCGGATGACTTGATCCCCCGTCTCCCGGTGACGGAACCCCCACTCGATGTCCTGCTCGGCGTCGGCCCACTCGACGGTGGCACTTGCCTGCTCTGAGCAGAAGTCGCAACGTCCTGGCTCGCTGCTGGGAGCGGTCAGGCAGGTCCGAGGGGCTGCGTAGTTGTCGCACGGCCACAGTGCGGCACGTAGAGCGGGCAGAGCAGCGTTCAGAGCGATCGTGGCGGCAACCTTCCATGCGCTCCCCACTGCCTCGTGCGGCTCGGCGTTGACCAGAGCCCGGGCTGCGGCGTTGACGGCGGCAGGGACGTCAGCAGCGGACAGGTCAGGCACGGGTGCCCTCCTTCTCGTCGGTGAGGTCGGTGATGGTGAGCCAGAGGGCACCGGGCTGTCCGGGCTCGGCTGGGTGCAGTCGGGGCATGACCTCGGTCAGGTACGGCTCGCAGTCGTCGGGGACCACGCCGGCGTCGACGAGGCCGTCGATCAGCGGCTTGCTGGTCGCGCACAGGTTGGAGGCGTCGCGGCGGCGGTTGTCCTTGGGCCGGTAGTGCAGCTGGACCTCGACCCGGGCGCAGGCGGGCACCTTCTGCTGTCGAGCCAGCAGCGCGCCCACGCGTCGGATCTCGGCCACGATCGGTCGCTTCTTCCGCCAGTGGAGGCGGTCGTTCATCGACAGCGGCGGCCGTGTCCACGGCAGCGGCAGGGTCCAGGTGCTCACGCTGCCTCCCCGAGGAGACTGGCGGCGACGGCGGCGATGAGGTCGCGTGCTGCGGGCGGCGTGACGGCGTTGCCGGCGAGCTTGACCCGGTCCCGCTTGGACCCCTGCCACTGGTAGTCGAGCGGGAACGACATGCCGGCGGCGATCTCGTGCGGTTCGAGCATCCGGAAGGTGCAGTCCTCGGGATCGATCGTGGTGGGCTCGAGAACGGACTGTCCGGCGCCGACGGCGGTGAGGGTTCGCATCGGCTCGGTGACCGGGGTGGTCATCTGGCCGGCGTCGCCGCGGGGCGTGTTGTTCCGCATGATCAGCGCGTACCGGTCGCGGGTGGTGAGGGTGCCGATCGGCTGGCTGGTGGGCCGGCCGGTCTCGCTGGCGGAGTAGTACGGCACGAGGAGGCCGTGGTTCTCGCTGGTGGTGACCGTGCGCATCGGGTCGCCGGTCGGGTGGGCCTCGGTGTGCCAGGTGCCGCCGGAGGGCACCAGCAGCCCGTGGTGGTTGCCGGAAGCGGCGACCGTGTCCAGGGTGTCGCGGGTGGTCTTCGGGGCGTTGGTGCCGCGGAGGGTGGTGAGGATGCCGAGCTCGTTGCGGGTGGTTTGGGTGCGGAACGGCTGCCCGGCCGACATGGCCAGCTTGCCGTCGCGGCCCTCGGTCGGGATGAGCAGCCCTTTCGAGCTGGTGGTGTGGAGGGTGCGCAGGGGCTCGGTGACGGGCCAGGCGCGGCTGTACCCGCCGGGCTCGCCGTAGCGCGGGTGCCGGGGGTCGTGGACGTCGTAGGTGTTCCCGGCGGCCTCCAGCACGAACTCGTGGGCGTAGCGGCGCAGGCCCTCCCGGATCCGGGCCATCGTCTTCGGCGAGAGGGGGCGGGCGCGGTCGCCGATCCGCTGGCCGGTCAGCGTCCAGTCGATGGCGTCGGCGGCCGGGCGCCACCCCGGCTCGACCTGCTGGCCGCAGGCGGTGCAGACGTAGACGTACTGGGCGCGGTAGCGGCCGACGGTGCGGCCGGGCTTCCACGCCTGCCTGGACTCCACGACGACGTCGCAGCGGGAGCACCAGGCCTTCGGCCGCTGGTACGCGTCGAGGTCGGGCGCCTTCTCCCGCTCGGGCCAGGCGACGACGTACAGCCGGTCCCGCGACTGGGGGGCGGGGGCGCCGACCGCCTGGGCGTGCATGCTGTTGAGGGAGACGACGCGGAAGGCGTAGCCGAGGCGGCGGAGCCCGCGGCGCCAGGCAGCCCACGCGCTGGCGTACTTCGGCTGGGTGGCGATGTCCACGACGTTCTCGACCACGACGGCGCGGTAGCGGTGGTGCTCGATGAAGCGGAGTACGTCGAACATCAGCAGCCGGGAGCGGTCGATCTCCTCCTGGTCGGACGTCTCCAGGTCGGCCGGGACGTCATCGAAGAGGGTGGGGTCACCGCCCATCGCGACCGACAGCTGCCGGGCGCGACTGTTCGCGATCGACCACTTCGTGCACTCGGGGGAGGCCCACAGCAGGTCGGTGCGCGGGAAGTTCCGGGGGTCCTCCATGTGGAGGTCGACGCAGGCGTGCACGGTGGCGGGGTGGTTGAGGTTGTGCACATCGACCGCGAGCCGCCAGTGGTTGGCGGCGATCACGACCTGCACCCCAGGTACCGCCGCGGCGCCGGAGGAGGAGCCGCCGGCGCCGGCGAAGATGTCGGTAAGGGTGAGCATCAGGCGGCCGCCTCGGCCTTCGTGCGGCGCCGCCCGGCCACGGAGACGTCCTGGCACGGGGGCAACAGGCCCGATCCGGGGCGCGGCCCGCGGGTCTTGACGTCGGTCTGCATCCAGCGGATGAGGTCGCGGATCGGCTCGGCCAGACAGGCCGGGCAGGTGGTGTCGGCGCTGCTGGTGGACAGCACCGACTCGGTGCGGCCGGCCTTGTCGGCGGCATCGCAGGTTGCGAGGAGGTCGCGGCCGCAGGCCAGGCTCATGTTCGGCAGCACCATGTGCCGGGCGAGCGGGCCGACGTCGAACAGCAGCGGCTGGCTCACGCGGTCACCTGTGCCTGGTCGAGCTGGCTGTCGATGGCGGCGAGGTCGGCGGTGTAGCGCTCGACGGCGCCCTGCAGGCCGGCTTGGCGGGCGGCGCGGAGACGCTGGGCGGTGGCGCGGCGGCGGGCTTCGAGGCGGGCGCGTCCGATACCGGCGAGCGGGTTGTCGACGTTGGGCATCAGGCGGTGGCCTCCGGGCGGAGGATGTAGCCGTACTGGCGCCGGGCCCCGGTGTGGGTGGTGTCGGACTGGTGGAACTGGCTGGCGAGGACGTTGCGCCGGTACTTGCCGTCGAGCCTCTCGACGGTGACGACGTCGACGGTGCGCCAGCGGTCGCGGTGTGGTCCTTCGACCACGCGCACGGGGTGCTTGGCGGTCGGCTCGCTGCGCCAGCTGTCGTTATCGCGCACGGCGGGGTCGTAGATCTGGCCTGGCCTGATGGTCATCGGGTTCTCCTGTCGGGGCAGTTCGGGTGGTGGCCTTGCGTGCGGTGCCAGCAGCAGCGGGTGCACCGATCGGGCAGGGCTCGACTGCTGTCGCAGAGCGGGCAGCCGGTGTGGTCAGGTGGGTGGCTCATGCGACGCCGCCGGCGAAGTCGAGGCCTGGCTGCCGTAGTCGGGTCTGGAGCGACAGCTCGAGGTAGTCGGCGGACAGGTCGATGCCGATGTAGCGGCGTCCGTGGCGGGCTGCTGCGAGCCCGGTGGTGCCCGAGCCGGAGAACGGGTCGAGAACGGTGCCACCGGGTCGGCACCCTGCGAGCACGCACCGCTCGGCGAGGGCGACCGGCATGGTGGCGAAGTGGGCGCCGGGGAAGGGCTGGGTCGGGATGGTCCACACGTCGCCCGGGTTGCGCCCGGCGGTGTGCCCGCCGGTGTGGCGCTGTCCGTCAGCTGGGCGGAAGCGAGTGCTCGGGTCGCACTTGCCGCCGCGCCGACGCCCCTGGTCGATGTGGTTGCCCCCGACGGTGCTGGGCTTGTCCGGATGCAGGATGGGCTCGCGCACGGGATCGAGGTCGAACCAGTACCGCGGCCCCTTGGTGAGCAGGAACAGCAGCTCGTGGCGGCTGCTCAGGCGGTCGGTGACTGACTCCGGCATGGCGTTCGGCTTCGCCCACACCACCTGGTTGCGCAGCGTCCATCCGTCGTCGATGAGCGCCAGAGCCACCCGCCACGGCATCCCGAGGAGGCTCTTGCGGGGGACGGCGACGCCCGGCTTCTTCCGGCGCGTCGTCAGGCTGGGTGCCTGGACAGCATCGTGCTTTCGACCCTGCAAGGCGCTGCTAGACCCTCGGCCGGCCCCAGGGTCGCTGGCGTAGGAGTCGCCGAGGTTGAGCCACAGCGTTCCGTCGTCGGCGAGCACCCGGCGCGCCTCGGCGAACAACTCGCGGAGGCGGTCGATGTACTCGGCCGGGGTGGCCTCGAGGCCGTACTGGTCGGGGTGGCCGTAGTCGCGGAGGCCGAAGTAGGGCGGGCTGGTGACGATGCAGTCGGCCGCGGCCGCCGGCAGCTGGCGAAGCACGGTGAGCGCGTCGCCCTGGTGCAGCGTGGTGGTGTCGTCGGAGTAGAACGGCTCAGGCATGGTCGACCTCCGGGAGCACGCTGAGGAGGTCGTCCTGCTCGAGCGGGTCGTGTGCGGGCTTGGTGGCCTGGTCGGCCCACCATGTGAGCTCGGCGGCCAGCGCGCGGGCGGCGTCAGGGTCGAGGTGGACGCCGCTGTCGGCCTGGCCGAGGCCGAGGCGTCCCGGCACGTGCCCGAAGCAGACGCTGAGGAGCCCTTCGTGGGTGCTGGTGAAGGCGAGGATGGGAGCGTCCGGTCGGGGCTGGCTGACGGCGATATGGCCGTGGCGGCGGTTGTCGTGGGCGCCGAGGACGGTGGACGGTTCAGGCATCGTTGGCCTCGAATCGAACACGTGTTCTACCGTGCTCGCATGGGGCAGCGGCAGAAGGACAAGGAGTGGCCGGCCCCGCGCAACACCCGCCACGTGTGGATCCTCGGTTCAGGTCCGCACGGTGCGCCGGTGCAGGGGCTGGTGATCGCCTGGCACCGGCACGCCTACCGGTGGCAGGCGCTGTGCTGCTGGGTCGAACCGACCGAGGATGGTGGGGAGCAGCTGGTGCAACGCTGGCTGCCCGTGGAGCGGTTGCGGCCGGCGCGGACTGACCCGAACCAGGCGATCCGGTACTCGTGGTTCTCGGAGCGGCTCCGGCCGTCACGCTGAGCCCGGTCACGACGCCCTCCGCAGCTCGGCCGAGATCGACTCCAGCGACCTGGCGATCCGGTCGATGCGTGCGCGGTCACACGGCGGACACCACAGGGCATCGCCCCCGATGAAGGTGCCGCAGGTGAAGCACCGCGGCTGGAACGGCAGCGGGACCAGCTCTCCGTCTGGGTAGCGCCAGCCCGCCTGGGCGGCGGCGTAGACGGTCGGGTGCCCGTCGGCCAACCAGTCCCAGATCGCGTCCTCGTACCACTCGGACTCGCCGCTGTGGCGGGTCCACGCGTGGACGACTCGGGAGCAGTGGTCGCAGCACTTGAACGTCCACGCCTCGCAGCGGTCCAGGCCTGCCATCCGCTGGTAGGACTCCCCGGGCAGGATGACTCGGCCGCACATCTGGCAGCGGTGCCGCTTCCGGGCAACCGGGGCGGTCCACACGTAGTCGGTCACGGTGTGTCCTCCGGCTTGCAGCGGCGGCACGGAACCACCTGCTCGATCAGACCGTTGGCTATCAGCCCGAGGACGATCTGAGCGCCGCTGAACCCCTCGGCCCACTTCCATCGCGGCATGAACGCCCGCACGTTGGGGCAGGTCGATCGGTGCCAGCGACGGCCGTCCTGGCTGCGGAAGTAGGTGCGCTCACTCACCAGGCTCACCCGCCTCGGCAGCACCGGCCGGTGCGGAACCCGGGCGGGTGGCCTGGTCGAGGACCGCGAGCGCGTCCAGCCAGCGGCGCTCCTCCTCGCCAGCGCCTCGTGCCCGAGCAGCGGTGGCGTTGCCGCTGGCGATGCCCTGCACGCGGGCCAGCGCGGCCCGGGCCTTGGCCAGGTCAGCCTCGCGGGCCTTGCGCTCAGCGCGCTCTGCTTCGTAGGACCGCAGCAGGCTCTGCGCACCCTCCTCAGCCTCGGACAGGTCCCGCTCAGCGGCCTCGGCGCGGTGGCGCTCGATGCTGCTACCCGGCACCCAGCCCTGTCCGTGGTCCGGCTCGCCGCAGGACGGGTGCAGACGGCCGTCGTTGTGCCAAGCATCGCCGCGAGCCGGAGCACCACACCACTCGCACACCCGCTGCTGGTCCCCGGCCTCGAGTTCGCGTAGCCGCTCAGCAGCAGCCAGCAGGGCCGCCATCTGGTCGCGGCCAAGCGGGTTGTGCCACTGCGGTTCGGCCAACGCCTCGCGCAGCCGGGCCAGCGTCTCGTAGGTCAGGGTGGTGCGGTCGTCGTTGTTCATCAGCGGGTCTCGTCTCTGGTGATGTCGATCAGGTAGCCGGCGGTCCAGGCGAGGAGGAGTGCCGGGAGTGCGGCGATGGAGGCGACCAGGACGGCGGTCTTCTGGCGGCGGGTCACTGGCCGGCCTCGCTCTCAGGCACCAGACGACGCAGGCGCCCGAAACGCCGGCGGACGTCCGACTCATCCTCAGGCTGGTCGGTGCCGTTGATGCACCGGAGGGAGCCGTCGTCGCAGCGCTGCCAGACATGGCCGGCGTCGGTGAGCCACAGCTCGGGGTTGGGCTGGGAACGGATCGCCGTCACCGTGATGCCGGCCCCCTGCTCGCGGTCGATCTTCTGCACCCACGCCACCGCGACCGCTGCCACCTGCACCAACTCAGCGCGCAGTTCGGCCGGGTCGTCGCATGCGATCGCCTCTGCCCACTCCTCGGTGAGGATGGCCTCGTAGGTGAGCCGGCCGGCGGCGGCGAGGCGGTCGGTTCGGGCCGTGAAGATGGCGGCCAGCTCGGCGCCGGTCCGCAGGTCGAGGTTCGGCTCGTAGGCGTCGCGGAGCAGCGACCGGGTGCCGCCTGTGCCGTTGGGGTGGTTCTGCTCGCCCCACTTCACCTCCTGTCGGCCGCGCTCCCCACCGACCTCGTTGAGCACCCGCTGCACGTCGGCCACCCAGCGGGTGGTGCGGTTGTCGCTCACCGGGCACCGCCGATCCCCAGCACGCGACCCGCTTCGATGACGGCGTGGAAGGCGTCGGGGTCGTGCGAGCGGTCCGGGTGCGCGTTGGCCCGGGCCCGGCGCCACAGCGACTCGTAGCTGGCGTTAGCCGGCACCTCCGAGTAGGGAGCCCACTGCCGCAGCAGCGCGACCGCGTCATCCGTGGACATCCCGCCGCCGGCCTCGAGCTGCAGGAGGCCCTTGTACTGGGCGCCGCCCTGGATGGCGCCCCAGCGCTCAACGCCGCGGAGCGCCTCCAGGCTCAGGCCGACAGCGCGCACGTTGTCCCGCCAGCGGGTGTAGCGGCCGGCCTGGAAGACGATGGTGCCGTCCGGGGTGTCGAACAGGACCCGCACGCGTGGGGTGGCGACGGTGGCCTTGGCGCGGACGTTGCCGTCGAGGCGGAAGTCGGCCTCACGCAGATCGATCTGCACGACCAGGCCGCGGCCCTGCATCAGCTCGACCTCCCGCTCGAGGAGGCGCACTGTCTTCGACCACGGGCTGTCGAACCGGGACCGCTCGATCGAGTGCTTGCCGCCGGTCCAGTCCTGCAGCGGTCGCAGGGTGAGCGTCACCGGGACACCTCCTGCTCGTCGCGTTCCGCGGCGGCGAGGACGCCGCACAGGGTGATGACCGCCAGCCAGCAGGCGACCGACAGCCCGCCGGTGACCAGCAGGAGCGGCAGGTCGGCCACGGCCAGCGCGGCGAACGCGGCACCCAGCAGCGCGACCGCAACGCCGATGACGGCGTAGATGAAGGTGCGCATCAGGCGCTCACCTGCTGGGTGGGGTCGACGCCGTCGCGGTGCCAGGTGTCCAGGGCGGTGAGCACCCACGACGCCTCGTCGGCGGTGAGCTCGGACCGCGAGCTGATGGGGCGGCAGGCCACCCGGGCGCAGAACGCGAGGCCGGCGTCGCGGTCCGTGAGCCCGACCCGGCGCATCCGCGCCACGACCAGACCGACCTGCTTGCTGCTCGCACGGGGCAGCCCATCCACGGTGAGGCTCACGACCGCCACCCCTCGGGCTCCTGCGACGGGTCATAGCCCTCGGGGAGCTCCTGGACGTCGAGCACCTCACCAGTCGCGGTGTCGACCTTCTCGGCCGGCGCCGAGGGCGGCTCGATCGCGGGGGCACCCGGAGTGGTGAGCTGCTCGGGCACCTTCTCCACGGCGAGGTCGGTGCCGGTGCGCTCGTCGACGGCGACCGCGTTGAGCATCTGCGTCGACTTCGGGAGCATCTTCACCAGCTGGCGGAGCATGGTCTTGCGCTCCATCCACCGCATCGGGTCGGGGATGCCACCGTTCGAGCCGACCTTGCCGCTGCGGAGCTTCTTCACCTCGTCGGCGGTGGCGACCAGGAACACCTTCGCCCCGGTGGTCAGCGACGCGACGGCGTAGTAGTGGCTGACCTGCCCGCGGTCGCCGAGGGCCGGCTTGTGGATGAGGTACGGCTCGAGACCGTAGGCGTAGGAGAACTCGTCCTGCTCGTAGACGGGCTGGGCGTCGATGTGCCGTGCCATCGGGTGCTGCCAGAACAGCTTGACCATGCCCTGGTAGCCGATGATGAGGGTGCACTCCCGGCCGTGAGGGACGAGGTAGGCCTCCCCGTTCACGCCGGGCTCCAGACCGAGCGCGGCCGCGGTCAGCAGCGCGCCGGCGAACGAGTCCGCGGAGCAGTCGGCGAGGCTGTGCTTGGAGGTGCCCTTGGCCTTCGCCATCTCGGACTGGCGGATGACGGTGAGGGCGAGGCGGGCGACCCGGTCGGCGTCCATGCCCTTCGGCAGCGCCCGGGCGATCTCGGGCTGCATCCGCTGGACGATCTGGACGAGGGTCGGCTTCTTCTGCTGCACGTCCTGCTGCTGCTGGTGGCGCTGGGCGATCTGGCTCATGCTGCGTTCTCCTTCGGCTGGGTGATGGCGGGCTTCTTGGTCTCGCTGCGCTGCAGCTGGAGGTAGGGGGTGCCGGGGCTGCCGTCGGCCCGCTTGCGGGCGGTGCGGTAGGCGATCCGGCGGCCGGCGAACACGGCCCGGTGGGTGCGGCCCATGGCGTGCAGCACCTGGCCCTTGCGCCGGTTCGACTCGGTCTTGGCCGCCTCGAGCGCGGCCTCGGCTTCGAGGTAGGCCAGCGCGGTGGCCGCGTCGAGCTCGGTCTCGGTGTCCCGGTCGATGTCGGGGTGCTCCTCGCGGAGCACCTGCAGCGTCTGGGCGTGGCCGTCGATGTCCGGGCGCTGGCCGGCGGCGATCGAGTCGAGGAAGGCGCGGCCCTCCCGCATCATCAGCTCGAGGTCGCCCGGGTCCTGCTCGACGATGTACTCGCGGTAGTCGGTGCCGCCGATGAGCACGATCACGCGGGCCCGGCGGAGGCCGAGCACGGCCAGGTACCAGCGGACCTGGGTGAGGTAGTAGACCGGGATCTTGTCGGTGCCCGGCGTGCCCCACTCGTCGTCGTAGCGGGCCTGCTTGACCTCGACGACCTCGTCCAGTTCGCCGCGGCGGCGGCGGTGCACGATGGCGTCGGGGCTGGCGAGCATCCAGTCGTGCTCGTCGTGCAGGAACGTCTGCCCGCGGCGGCGGACCCGCCAGTCGGGGTGGTCGTCGCGCCACCGCTGCAGCACCGCGCTCTCGAGGCGGCGCCCCCACTCGGTGTCGGCGGTGTCGGGCTGCGGGCCGACCGCGCCGGCCTTCCGCAGCCACAGCGACAGCCGGGACTCCCACGGCGACAGCCCGAGCACCGCGGCGACCTCAGAGCCGCCGAGCCGGGTGCTGCGCTGCTCAAGCCACTCTGCCGACCCGGGCTCGTAGGTGGCGATCAGGCGGGGCATCACGCCACCTCCCCGAGCACGTCGGCTGTGGCGTTGAGCCGGTCGCGGAACGACCCCTGCCCGTGAGACGCCTTCTCGATCCGCTCCAGGGCGTCCTCGCACGGGACGCAGATGTCGTCGATCTGCTCATCCGGCGCGCCGCCCTCGACCCGGACGGAGCCGGTGCCGTGGCAGTCCGGGCACCCGGGCAGCCCCTTCACCGTCCGGCTCCGGTCTTGTCGCGCCGGTCGCAGATCCGGTCCCAGGCGGCCTGCTTGCGGTCCTCGAGGATCTGCGCCCATGCCCAGTCGGGGAACGACCAGCCCTCGGCGCGGGCGACCGCGTCCGGGTGGCAGGTGGGGCAGAGCAGCGGGCACGGGTTGCCGTCCTGGTCGAAGCCGGCGATCGCGCCGTCTCCGCCGCAGTCGTCGCACAGCACCCAGCCCGGCCGGCTAGGGCGGAGCGGCACAAAGGACGCCAGCTGCGCCAACTCGGGGGCGTTCACGCTGCCACCTCCAAGGCGCGGCGGGGCTTCGACCGCTCGCGGTGCACGGTGGGGCCGTCGCGGCGGTCGGAGCGCAGCACCGGGAGCAGGTGGCGCTGGCCGCAGGTGCACAGCCGAGTCGGCCGGTCCCAGATCGGCTGTCCAGCCCAGGTGTGGGCGCGGCGGGCGTTCACTGCTCGTCCCCGTCCCAGTAGTCGACCTCGAGGTCCTCGGGGACGGCGTCGCGCACCTCTGAGTACGCGAGCACCAGATCCGACGACGACTCCCGGGCCTCCCGCTCCATCGCATCCAGGAACGTGGTGGTCTCGTGGTGGGTGTGGCGGTCGCACGAGCGGGCGAGGTCGCGGGCGTGCAGGGTCTTGAGGTAGCGGACGGCGTCCATGCTCAGCGCGGGGATCACGCCGACACCTCCTGCTCCTGGCGCTGGCGGCGCAGGATGGGCGGCTTCGTGCGGCGCTTGCACGAGCCCTGGCGGCGGTCGTGGTGCGCCGCCTCGCGCTTCACGTACTGGTCGATCTGGTTGCGGGTCATGGCAGACTCCTTCTCGGTTGTGGCTCGCCCTCTTGCCTTGGTCGGTGGGGGCGAGCCCGATCTGTGTTGTGGGTCAGGCGGCGTCGGGCCGGTGGGCTTGGCACCGGTGCTGGTGGTGCTTGAGCCAGCGCCTGGTGCCGAGGCGGAGGCACTTGCCGCAGCGGGCCAGCTCCATGTCCTTCGGGCGGCGCATCAGGCGGCGTCCGTGCTCGGGCCGCGCCAGACGCGGAGGGTGGCGGCGTGCCTGCTGCGGCGGGTCGCCCTCGTCCAGCCGGCGGGCTCGATCAGCCGCTGCGAGGCGAGCGACCCGAACACCGACGGCAGGAGGTTGGGGGAGTGCGGCTCACCGACGCCGGCGAGCACGAGCACCCGACGCACGTCCTCGGCGGTGAAGTCGACGCCGCCCTTGGCCAGAGCCAGCGCCACGGTCTCGATCTGCTGACGATGCCCGCGGTGAGGGGCGGTATCGGCGGCCTGCACATCGGAGATGCCCTGCTCCTTGAGCTGCTGGCCGGTCATCAGGCGGCCTCGTGGCGGTGGTTGCGCCGGTAGATGTCGACCGCCGTCTGCGGGATCCGCCAGTGGCCCCGGCCAGCCCGCTTCGCGTGCGCGCCGAGACGGTAGGCGCCGGGGAGCTCGCCGCGGTGGATCAGCTTCGTCACCGTCCACCGGTCGGTGCGGAGCTGGACGGCCACCTCGACCGTGGTCAGGTCGGCGGTGATCACGCCGCCGCCCCCACTGTGAGGTCGAACAGGTGCTCGAGTTGGGGCGTCGCTGCGGCGTGCGGCAGGTGGTGCCGGTTGTGCAGCGGCAGCAGGCAGGCGATGAGTTCCTGCTCGACCTCGCCGGCGTCGAACGCGTCGAAGGGGCCGCGGAGCACACACCGGTGCGCCTGCTCGATCCAGGGGGAGCGCTGCTCGTGCTGCCAGCGACGGCGGCGCGGCGCACGGGTCCGCCCGACGTAGAGCAGCCGGTCGTCGGCGTCGTAGACGCGGTAGACGAAGGTGTCGCGCACGGTGGTCACGCCGCCACCTCGCGCTGCTTGCCGGAGCGGTAAGACGTACTTGACACCTTGGGCACGAAGAGATCGTCGAGGGGGATCTCGAGGACCGCCGCGAGCTTGACGGCGGTGTCGGCGGTGACCGTGGTGACCTTCCCGGCCAGGATCCGGCCGATGTAGGAGTGCGACTCGAACCCGCACTGCTGGGCCAGCCAGCGCTGCGAGCGGCCCTTGATCATCAGGGTCCCCTTGATGCGGCGCGGCGCCTCTCGGCGTACCTGCATGAAGACCTCCATTCGCCGGATCGGAGTGATCGTTGCTGTCGTAGTCAACGGTAAGTGATCCTTTCTCAAGTGTCCAGTGCTGCTTGCTCCAAGTGTGCAGGCTGGTGTCCACCTCGTCAAGCGCTACTTGTCGTGAGCGGCCCACAGCCGCACGGTTGTGGGGATTTTTCAGTGACAGCCGCTAGCGTGCTGGTGTCCAGCAAAGTGGGCGTTCGATTAGCCGTTGGGGTGTCCGCCGTCGTAGCGGAAAGCGCCGGGGGAGGAGAACCATCGTGGCCATGAAGTCACGGCACCCGCTGGGGGTGCTCATCACCGACGCGATGGAGGCCAACGGATGGTCCTACGGGGACCTAGCGGACCGCTCGACCAGGGCCGGCTACCCGGTCAGCCGGCAGGCGATGAACATGCTCGCCGAGAACCCGGTGAAGACCGTCAACGCCGACGCCATCAGGCGGGTGGCAGCTGCCACCGGCGTCTCGGAGCGGAAGGTGATCGTGGCCTTCGTCCGCAGCCTGGGTCTCAGCTGGTCGGAGGACGTCGACGACGACCGCGTCGAGGCAGCGATTCGCGACGATGGCCGTTTGAGCGTAGAAGACAAGGGCCTGCTGCTGGCGATGGTCGAGCAGATGCGGGGGCGGCACCGCGGCGGCACCGTGTCCCGGCTGCGGCCGGGGGGTCCGCCGAACATCCCGCCGGGCGCCGAGGTGATGCCCGGCGACGTCGCCGCCTACGACACGACGGTCGAGGACCCGGTGAAGCGCCGCCGCCGCGAGCAGGACGAGGCGGCCGAGCGCGGCGACTCCTGACCGATTGTCGGTGGCTCCCTCTACCGTCTCGGTCCATGTCGCCGTTCGCGTTCCACCACCCCTGGCGGGAGCTGCGTGACCACTTCGGGCACGTCGTCGTGTTCTGGCAGGCGCAGCACGGGCTGCGCCGCTCAGCGACGGACGGCACCTGGCGGATCTGGATGGACCCCAGCCTGGGGCAGGCGGGCCGCCGCTCCGCGCTCGCGCACGAGCTCGAGCACCTGCGGGCCGGACACGTCGGATGCCAGCCACCCGTGGTCGAGCGGCACGTTCGGGCGATGGCGGCGCAGCGGCTCCTGCCGTGCATCCGACAGGTGGCCGACGCGGTGGTGTGGGCTCGCGGCTGCATCGACACCGCGGCCGACGAGCTGTGGGTCGACCGAGACACTCTGCTGGCGCGGGTAGACCGGCGCCACACCCCGCCGATGGAGGTGGCGTATGTGAGGCACAGGGCAAGGCTGTACGAGGAGGAGATGGCATGAGCTACGAAGGAGTCGAGCGGTGACGAAGTGGGACGAGGAGAAGGCGGAGCGTCTGCGGCAGCTGGACGCGCAGAAGGCCGCCGGGAAGATCGACCAGGCCGACTGGGAAGTGCGTCGGCAGAACGTGCTGGCGGAGAAGGCGCCGCAGGGGTTCCTGACACGGCTCGGCATCGCGGTGATGGTCGTCGTCGGAGGGCTGCTGCTGATCGCGTTGGTCGTGAACCTGCTGGAGCTGTCACCGTGACCGACGAGGACCGGCAGATCTTGGCCGCCAGTGCGCTGCCGCCGGCGGGACGGATCCGCGCCGCTGACCGGCTCGGGATCAGCCCGACCCGGCTGCACCAGCGGCTGAACCAGCTGATCGACAGCCGGGAGGCGCTCGAGCACAACCCGACGCTGGTGAACCGGCTCCGACGTGTACGGGAGGCGCGGAGGCGGGCCCGTGGCGGTCTCTGA